ATCCATCCGAAGGCGGTGCGTCGCCGAGCGTAAATCTTACCAGCGTCCGCGTCCACCCAATAGACGGTAATAATCTCGCTTCGTGGGTCGAAGTATATTTCCGGGTGGGTGCCAGTCCCGACATTCACCTCAGCGCTCCAAGTGTCTCCCTCACTGTTAGAGTGCCGCATGACCACTGCTCCCGATCGCCCGTAGAGGAGCCAGAGTTGGCCGGTTGCGTCGCATTCAATTGAGGGAGAGTCGGCATCGGCAGTCGTTGTGATCTGCTGCTCTGTCCAGCTCTTGCCTCCGTTGTCAGAGTGCCCCACGTAAACGTCCGAGGCTATAGTGTAGACCCTGTAGATACGCCCGAATGGCGCGATGGCGAGATCGAGTCCCGCCGCCCCGCCCGCCTCCCCGACGGGGATTGCCCGGCCGTAGTGCCGGTTCCTCGGATAGACTGTCACCGTTGTTCCGGCCTTTCCTGTGACAGTGGCAGATGCGTCGAGCGCGCGTGCCCTGACCGGATGAGATCGAAAGTAGCCGAGGCTGTTCGTCTGGACGTTTTGCGTTACGCCGTCAGCAACTATAGTCACCTTGGCCCCAGGCGCGAAGCCGGGGTCGTTGTCCTTGTACGCTATTCCGTGGATGTCCCCCTTGGTCCACTTCTCGATCGAACCGATGACGTTGCCGAAGCCGACGGCGTAGCATGCGACATCGAACCTGACGGTCGCGCTGAGCGTTTGTTGGTCCGCAAGCTCGCCAGCAATCCTGTCGAGGTACCCGACGCAGGTGTCAGGAACGGCCAGGTTGCCCCCGATCTTTGGAGGGTCAAGGCGGACGAGGGACACTATACCGTTGGCGGCTGGCGACTCGGTTGGGGTTGAGTAGTCGTCGAATGGGATACACCAGAATATCCCCGAGGCCATCCGCTCCATCGCGAAAGTCCAGCCGTCGTAGACGAAACCGCTCGTAAGCTGCGGCCCGCCGATTACGATTTCGCCGACCACCGCGCCGTCAACGATCACGATTCCGGCGCGGTAGAGGTAGCATTCCCAGGTATGGGTGCCATCATCCTGCTGGCCTGCATAGTACAGGCCACAATCGCCGCCGCCCTGCTCTCCGCCCGGGATCCCGTCGATCGGGTTGGTTGCCCTCGCGTTGTTAAATCCAGACTGTGGATTGAGGTCTATGCGAATGAAGCCACCCTCCGCTTGCGTCTTCCGGTACAGGGTGATCGTCCTGATTATGTACGTCCCCGCCACGTTGAACTCAAACTTCACCTCGTCTATCCTGCCGACGCCAAACCCCGTTCCGAGGTCGGTCCCGTGCGTTCCCCCGGGGGGAAGCGGCGGCAAATTCAGGTTTTTGGGCAGCTCAATCGGGATGATTGATTGGACCTGATCTGCACTTTCCGTATAGTTCGGCCTGCAAAGATCGATGACGGACTCATGCTCGCCGGCGGCATCAGCAGTGAGGAGCCACCATCTGCCGTTGACCGAGAACGTGATGTCGCCAGCCGCGTCCGAGTGCCAGTGCAGGTGCGCAAATCTGGCCCCGGTCAGGCGCTTCTTTGTCGCCAGGAAGGATTGACTTATCCAGTCGCCGATCTGGGCGCCGGTGACTTTCACCCCATTGTCACTTGTGACCTCGAGGCCTTCCCTGCTCTTAGTCCAACCGTTCCCGTCGAAACTCAGGATTGGATCGGATTCCTGCCCGTAGTCGAGCCCAATGTCCACCCTGGCGGCCTGCCAGTGGAGCACATCAAGAGCGAGACTCGGCTTCAGGAGCACTCTGGAGTCAGTGTAGTCGGGGATGGCCCCGTTGTTGAGGTCAAACTCTATCGTCTCCGGCGGGTCATGGAATTGCGGGTAGAACGGGTCGTAGAGCGCATCTGCGTTCGTAATGTTGACCAGGCCCTGGCTGACGTAGTTATCGTCCGGCGGCTCTTCTGGGACGTCGAAGTATTCCGCGACGTTCTCGAAGATGATGTATGGGCCGCCCGGGTCCGCGATGGTTCCCACAGCATCAGAGATGAGCTTCCACCAGCCATTCCAGGGCACATCTGCACCGTCAACGAAAGAGACTTCGGTCGCCGTCGGCAGACTCCAACTCCATTGCCCCTCGCCTCCGACTATCTGGTAGCCGGGCCTGACCCCGTGCCTCAGCTTCATGTCCACGCCCGTTACGGGAGTGCCGTCGCTTTCCGCGATCGTTCCGTGGTAAGGGGTTGTGATCTTGCCTGCATGGTTCCAATAGTCGGTCGTGAACGTGGGCGCCGGGTCTGGAATGCCCGGCAACGTTGTATGCGCGTAGCGGCACCCGAACGCGAACCTGTTGTCGTCCAGGTGGACCCGGAGGGCCGCGTTGTACACCGGGTGCTCGTGATCGTAGTGGAAGATGCCCGGGTCATTGCCTGTAGCCGCCTCGGTGAAGCTCCGGAGCCACGTCGCGACGATGTATTCCTCGACCGGGCGACTGGCGCACCCATACGCGCTGCATTCGATTTCGCCGTGAATTTCGACTGTGTTGTCGGTCCAATCAACGGCCAGGCGTTCGACGACCGCCTCGTATGTGTGGGTCACGCCGCCTACCGTCATCTGTGCGTGAACCGCTACGTCGCCGACCCAATCACCGTTCTCTTGTCGCTCGGGGTGAATCTGCTCGCCGAACCTCATCCGAATGTCAGGCAGATAGGACCCGTTTCGGTCGGCCTGGTGCTCGCAGTAGGTTTCCTCGAACACGCCGCCCGGAAGGGCTTCGCACCTTGAACCGGCCTGGTCGTAGTAGGGCACAACCTCCATGAACAGGTCAGTCCAGCACTCGACGGTGACACTGAACGGGACCTCGTAATCATCCACATCGCAGTACTGCGTCGCGGCCTCCGGAACGCAGTGCGGCCCGTAAGGTCTCTGGTCGAGGTTGTAGTCCCAGTCGAAGTCGACGTCGCACTGTCCAGTCCATCCTCCTGCAATCGCGCCCCAGCCGACGTGCAGGTGAATTGGGTGGACGTTAGCCTGATAATTGGGGTCCGGCGGGCAGCAAAAGCACGGCGGACCGAGCGGCGGATGTACCGTGTGGGTCGTCTGGCCCTGGCATCCGCTGCACTCCGGGTTGTTGCAGCCAGAGTAGTGATCCGCTTCCCAGAGTGTTCTTGCGGCTTGCTCGATGATGAAGTTCACGTTGAGCGGCCAGGGGAAGGTTATCTCCAGTTTCTTGCCGACCTGGCAACCGCTGCCCGACGTGTAATCCTCACCGATAAAAGCGGTGCGGAAGTGCATCGTGCCGCTTACGGTGAACGTCTTCTTGCGCCAGTTTTCCTTAACCAGTACGGCCGGCATGCTGCGCCCTCCCGCTGCGGCAGGTTTCCATCTTCGGCCAGCCGCAGTCCTTGCACTGATGGACCTCGCCCGGACTGGTGACTACCAGCTCCCGCGTGCCGCAATTTGGACAGAAGGCGCGGTACAGAAAATACCCATAGGGGACTTGAGGGCCCAGGCGCTTCAGGATCTCTCCGTACCCGGGGCAACTTGGGCGCGGGCAGACCTTCGGGCCGATCCCCGGCAATTCATGATGTTTACCGGCCTCGCAGGAATACACCTCAATCGGGTCAATCGCCGACGCGTTCGCCGACATAGGTCATCACCCTCCGGTAATCGTGCTGCCCTGCCTTGGCATCGACTTTTGTGTCCCGCTTTGCAGGGTCGGCGAATTTGTTCTCAGGCAGACTCACAGGGAAGGCCGAGAGCACCCGCCACAGCCCCTTTCGTTCCAGGCGCACATAACTCCCGACTTGAACGAGAGCATCCCACATCGCCGTCCAGCGCGCCATCGTGCGGGGCTTGGTCAAGTACGGCGGACAGTAGAGGCGCGCCTTCAGGCATTCTTTAACCGCGTCGCAGATCTCCTGGCTCCTCAGATTGTCGTCGCGCTTGATGACGGGGACTTTCTTCCCGATCCAGAAGTCGTCGCGATCCCCCTCTGGCGTCTCAGGGTTCTGGCTGGCGGTGTCCTCGAAGACGGACTCGATCGTGACGCCGTGGACGGTGGCGCCGATCACCTGGATGTAGTTCGCCTGCACCGGGTCGTGCCATTCTCTATAGTCGCCCCAGAAACAGTTCTGCCAACCCTTCTCGACCATACTCCGGTACAGTATTCTCACGGGAGCGGGTGGCGGCGAAGGGACCGCGCTGGACTTATATCGTGCCTTGTAGACGTTCCCCGACCCTGGCACAAGTACGGGCGCGCAGTCCAGTATCCAGTTGGAGAAGTTGTCCCGGATCGAGCGCGCGGCCTCTGCTGCCGTGATTCCCCCCTTCACGGGAAAACACACCTTCTTGTACGCCCAGTCGCAATCGAACCGTCCGTCCCAATCTCCTACGCCAACACTGTCCACGTCCATCCGGTCGTCGGGTATGCCTGAGAGGGCGAACAGTCGCTTAATCACGTCGTAGTGGTAGAGGCCGTCCATGATCCAATCGTCCGGCATCACGGTCTTCTCAAGCAGCGCCCAGAAATCCCGTGCTACGATGGACTGCGCCTGCATGTCCACCACCTCTTCGGATCCCGGCCGACCGAGATCCACAGCCGCATCGCTGAAGCCACAGAAGAGCTCACCCTCGGTCGGGTCTTTCACGGTGAGGGCACGATAGGACTTGCCCGATAGCAGTTTCATCGCGTCGGTGTTCCTTGGGATGAACGCGATGCTGTTTCCCGCTTCTGCGGCCACGTCGCTCTTGCCCGCGTTGAACGTGAGGTTGTCGTAGTCTTTTGGCGGATTCAATACTATCTCTGCAGGCGCGACGGCCGTCCGCTGTGCTGCCCAGCGTACCTGAGGGCGGTAATAGAACGGGGTCACGCGCGTGTTGCCTGAGGCCCCCGTCAGGCTCACCTTTGCCCGCACCCTGTCCTTGGTCCCGTTCCAGGTCGTGATTTCCTGATTGTTATTGTTCGGGTCAACGATCGTGAGCTCGTAGCCCGTGCCATTCGGCGCGTCGCACGCAGAGACCTTCTCCGGCGCCATGCTTGGCTTGTGTGGCAGCACTTTGGTCGCGGTGATGAGGCTCCCGGCCGCTTCGTAGACGATCGGCATCACCTGGATCAGGGCCTTCTGTGGCTCCTGCGTATCGGGGAAACTGAACTTGAACGGGCCAGCGGTAGTGATTCCCCAGGCGGTCTTGTTGTCCCGGCTCGTGTCCGAGTAGAGCCAACCACCGCCCAGATTGTCGAGAGGAATGAAGGCGATCTGGTAACGGTTGAAGGGCAGGATCAACAGTCGCAGCCAGTTGCCATAGAGTGCCTGGTCGCCATAGGCCCACGGCAGATAGCCCTCGGCAGGAGAGGTCTTGTTGCGGTCGCCCAGAAGGTAGCCGGCGCCCTTGAAGGTTGAACCCTCGTAAAGTGCAGTGTAGCCGTCGGAGCGCACCTTGACTTCGTATTGACCAAACTTAAGCGAGGCGACCTGTCTGACCTTGCCCCCACCGCTGCCGAAGAGAAACAGGGCCACGAAGAATGCCTGGTCTGCGGCGTACGTCTCTGAAGTTTCGACTTCCTCAGTAGGGTTGTCCTTCGAGAGCAGGAACCAGTTCCCAGCGAACCCGACTTCGGCGTCTTCCCACGCCGCAGCGGTCGGCACGGTGTAGCCCGCCCCCTTCCTCAGTCGCGCCATATCGCCGGTTACGGTCGCGTACTGCCTGATCTGCTTCGGCGCAAGCATCAGTGTGCCGGTCAGTGGGTCAATCCAGACCTTGTCCAGCAGTACGGCACGGTCCCGTTCCTCGGCTATGTCCGGCACCCAGTCAACCTCCGGCTTCTCGGCGACCGAATGCGCCACGAGGAGATGTATAACGGCCGTCTCACCCATCAGACGATCCACCTCCCGTTGACAACGCTTGTGTAACGCGACTGCTGCATCCCCATCTCCATGTCGTGTTGCACGGCTGTTACGAAGAACGCCCTTGCCGGGTGCCCCACTCCGGCGGGGGTCTTTCTCTCATCGATCCCGATCACGTCGAGCGGGAATATCTCCGGGTCGCCAAGCGCGAGCTCGAAGCTCACCTCTTCGCTCGGGAGACGCAACAGGGCAAACATGCGATCGGCCGCTTCGCTCGCGTAGTCCAGGTTGGTAAACCGTGAGTCCGACCAGGCGAAGGGCTTCCGGAAGCCGACGTAATTGGGTGCGCTGGGGTTGTAGATGCTATCCCAATCGCCGCGATGGGCGATTACGGGCCGCCAGAGTGGTGCGTAGGCGTCGACTCCGAGAATCGTGAACGTATTCCGGATGGTGGCTGTGGATCGCCGATACGCGAAATGTCTTATCTCGCCCGTGTTGCCCTCGGCGGGAGTGTAGACCTCCCGGTAGATGCGTTTGAAGGGCCCAGGCGATGTCCGCACCCACGGGTAATACCGAAGTTTGCCCATAGCGTCGAAGTACATCACGTACCCGACGAGCTTTCTGATTTCCAGCATCGCGGCCCAGGCCGGTGTGCCGGGGGGAAAGTACATCAGCGGCTTGCCGCCCTCGCCCATCGGCAGATGGTAGTGGTCGGCATTCGAGCAGTCCGGCGAGTCGCAGTACGGGAAGTCCATCGCTTCATCGGTGAGACCTGCGAGCCGAGCAAGGAAGCGTATGGCGTAATAGTGGCACCAGCCGTCCATCCACGGAACATTCATCAGCAGGTATTCGCGAGGAATCTTGGAGAGATCCTCAACCGAGACGCTTACGACCGACTCCGGTGCTTCCTTCCGATCCCAGGCGATCTCGCCTCCGGCTATGCCGGTGAGCTGACGCTGGAGGCCCCACTGCCGGGTCGTGGTCTCCAGCCATCCCAGGTCTATCGCCATTGCTCGATGCCCGTACCCGTGATCCGACGGCCAACCTGCCTGCCACTCGCCGTGCCGGTTCGGGAACGTCAGGTTTCCCTGTGTGTAGATCGTGAGATTATTCCAGTCGAACTGCATGCCCAACCGGATTGCTCTGGGGCTATAGGGACCGTCGTACACAACGCCCGAGCCTCCGGGATGCAGGAAGAGGGGCGATATCACCGGCGTCACAGACTCGACGGTCGCCGTTTTCGAGGCGTAGGGCGTCACCACGTCGTTACCATTCTCATCTTTGAGAGTGATCCGGCCTTCTTCCGGGTTCGCGATGGTGAGTTTGTAGCGGAAGGTTGTGCGAATCTCAAGCGCGTCCTCGATCGTGACCTCTCCGCCATTCAGGTGCCGACTGTAGATGTACCGGATTGGCGTCGCGGCGCTGCGCATGAACCCCGTGTTGTGTTCCGGCCCTATCATATAAGCGGTCGTGGCGAATTTGACCGGGTGAATGCTCGTGTAGAGATACCTGCCGCCGTGGACGTAGAGCCTGATTGCCGAGAACTTTGTCACCGTGGTGAGTCCAGTTGCGCGGTCAACAAGCGACACCGCAAGAGGCGTGAGATCCCCGTGCATCCAGATCAGGAGAACGCCGTTCAGCAGCATCAGCGAGAGGCCCGTTTGATCTACCGACTTCAGGTGCTGCCATTCCCAGCCCCTGTCCTCGTCTCTCTGTGCCTCGAATGCCACGGTTCGTTCCTGGCTGTCGCTGGACCGGAGGCGGCCGACAAGATAGGCCTTGCTTGCCGCGACGTCAAGCCGATAGACCTCGATGCCCTTCTGCATCGTGAATCGCACCTCGATCTGCTGCTCGCCGCCGTCGTTGCAGTCGAGTTGGACTATGAACCGCGGTCCGATGTTCTTGCTGTCACCTATGACATGGCGTTTCAGAACCGTGAACCCCTGCGTATCGAGCTTGTATTTGCTTCCGACCACCAGGTTCAGCCCCTTCGGGTCGTTGCGGGCACCGTGCGCCAACATCGCGTGGACGCCGTGGTACTCGAACCGGTCGAATTGCGGGTTCGTCACCTCTGTCGTCTCGGACCGTAGGATCACGTGAAGTGGAACACACGGATAAGCCGGAGCCTCAAGCGACGGCACCGCGACCGACGGCCACCGCTGCTCCAGAGTGTCGCAGTCTATCAGGTTATGGTGGGGAAGTATCGGGAACGCGGGATTTGCATGGATGCAGTCTAGGACGTTGTTGTAGGACATCGCCTCAGACTCATATACGTTCATCAGTCCGAGGTCTGCCACCTTATCCGTCTTGGCGTACCCCGGTTGCTCACAGAGGCCGAACCCCACGTGCAGATCCGCCACGGTCACCTGGGCTTTGGGTAGCCAGCGTTTTCCTTGCAATGGCATTCGTTACCTCAGTGGTCGAGGCCCACACACTTGGCGGGCAGGTTGTAGGTCGTGACGTGGCCGGAAGGGGCGGTCGAGCGCGTGTCTACCTTGCGAGCGGTGATGGCGCAACCTGTCTCGTTCTGCACCGCCTCGATATAGCTCCAACCCCCAACCCCGTTCAGTGCGGAGAGCAGGCTGTCGAGTGGACAGGCCTCCGCCGTGACCCTGCAGAGGCCGCCAGCGACCGTCTGCTTCGCGGCGCGGTTAACGCACGCGCACAAGGTGCGCGCACTTCTCGCTCTGAACCCCTTAGCTTCCACTCTGGACCGGCACCCTCCTCGCAAAGACATTGCTCACATCAACCGATTGAACTACCTTGTGGTAGGTCTCGGAGCCGTCCGGGTAATGGACGTGGACGTGTATGTGCGCTTCTATCGCGCCCCCGACGAGGCTCGCATTGGCGAGCGCACCAAGGTCGGGTGTCCCCGCGCCCCACGGCATTCCCTGGCTGATTCCCGCAAGTCCACTGGACATGAACGTCAGGGGCACATTAAAGAGTCCGGCGCCTGCGTAGCTCGTGCCGTAAAGCGGCTGCCGCCTATAGTATTCCGTCTGGGCTGACGTTCCGCCGAGGTGCCGGCCAAAGGCCCCGCCTCGCGTCACTGCGCCAGCGTAGTTGAACTCCTCGAGTGCAAGATTGGCGTTGGCGGGCATCCCCCAGAATGCGCTTACGATGCGTTCCTGCCACCCCTGCTCGAGCTGCTGTTCGGCGGAGACGACCCCCATCCAGGCTTGCCGGATGGAGTCGTTATAGGTACGGGCCAGGCGTATGCGCTCCTCCGGCGTTCGGGCCTCCCGCATGGCGGCGTCCCTTTGACCAACCAGATCCTGCACCGCCTGGTAGCTGGCGCCCATTTGCTGCCGAACGGTTTGTCGGAGGCTCCCCCGGCTAGTCCAGGTCATGCCGAGGACAGCTCGCTGAAAGTCGGCCTGAGCCATCGCTTCCTCAGTAGCGGCTGGCAGACCGGGTGCCAGGGCCTGAAGGGTCGTCATCGCCGCCTGCGTCTGCGCCTGCTGCCAGGCTTGGCCAAACTCGGCCAACACCTGCGGCCCCAGCCCCTGAACCTGCGCGCGCCCGAGCGCTTGTCCGGCTATGTCAGCTATCTGGTATGCGCCGGCAATCTGCTGTCGCGCCGCAGGCAGCGCGCCGAGCATACCATAGGCCATCCTGGCTCTCGCCGCCTCTGCCCCGCCAGCGCCCATCTGGTAGCCCGGTATCATCTGCTCGCCGGCCTGCCAGGTTCTAATCTGCTGGGGGGGTAGCCCCTGTTGCTCAGCGACAGCTGTTGCGTACTGGGCGGCTGCCTGGCGCTCCAACTCCGGGTTGTTCATGGCGGCGGCGCGCTGCCACGCCTCCCGGGCGAGGTCAACCCGCATTGCCAGGGCCTCTCGCTGGCCGCCAAGTGCCGTCGTGAGGGCTGGCCCGTATGCCATTCCCGCTCCGAAGAGGCCGGTCAGTTGCGCCCCGGCTATCTGCTGCGCTGCTGCAACAGGAATCCCCCGGCGGGCGAACTCCATCTCGTATGCTTGCCGTGCGATACCCGGCAACTGCGCCTCAAGGCCCCTGAGTTCCGCAAGCCGAGGCTGGAGTCTGATCGCTATCTGCTCGCGGCTCAGTCCGTATGCGGCGGCCTCAGCTACTGTGTCCGCGATCTCCTTCTTCTTCGCAGTCACCTGCTTCTCAACGGCTGTCCGCATCTCGTCGAACATCTCGGCAAAAATCGGCGTCCATATCTCGCCGCGAGCCACCGCCGCACCCATTCTAGTGCCCGCGATCCCATACTCTGCTTTTGCTGGGATTTCCACCGCCAGGCGTTGGGCTTCGATTGCCTCAAACCTGGTTCCAAGTGCCTGGGCCCGCTGGCCTGCGGCCATTGCACGGTACTGCGCGGCCTCTTCAACGGGGACGCCCGCCTGAGTTGCAAACCACTCGTAGGCGCCGCCAAGGGCAAGTTCTGCACCGCGCCGCTCCTCAAGCGCCCCAGCCCACGGCAACCCCAGCGTCCTTCGGGCTGCTACGGCTGCGCCCGCGCCCGCGATACCGGCCTGCGCCATCGCCCCGTAATACCCGACCCCAGCTCTGGCTGCGGCGTACCCGCTTGCTACGGGCGCAAGCGCGGCCCTCTGCGCTTTATACTGGGCAAGTTGCTGCCGCCAAAGGGGGTCTGTCTCGTACTGAGGCGACCCCTCCATTTGGTCTATGAGTACACCCAGGCGCTCAACCTGCGCTTGGGCATCCCGGCGCTGGGCCTGCATCGCGTATCCGCGGCCACCCGCACCTGCCCAGTCTGCGCCAGCGTAGCCACGCGCCTCGGCCTCGGCACCCCAATAGGCACCCCAGGCGCCGAACAGTCCGATGTATTGCTGAGCTGCCCTGACCTGCGGCCCCCACTCCATGAGCTCCCGGCCCTGCGCAAGCTCAGCTTCGTAAGTCCCCCTCCCTCCGAAGGGGACCTCAATGGTGCCTGCGGGCCCTGGCAGGAGTGCTGTGCCTTGGAAGGTTGTTCGGGTGTTTTCGCGTGCGATTGCGTCGATGATGACCTGCGCGTTCGCCATGTCCCCGCGCGCAGCGTACGTGGCTGCGCGGGCGAGGAGCGTGCGTACCGCCGGTCCGCCGCCTGTCCTGACCATTCTCTGAACGAGGGTCGCGGATTCCGGACGCGCCATCAGCCCTCCGAATTGTTCAGCGAACTGTGGGAAGGTCTCGGGTCCGCCAGCCTGCAACCGCCCAGCCCACTGGAGGATGCCGGGTGCTTGTGCAAGCTGGGGTGCAGCTTGCGTAAGTGCTCCAACACCCCGGGCCAGGTCCAGAGTAGCCGCCCGCAATGCGTCGCTGTCGGCATCTTGGCCAGCTTGGGCGGCGGTCGAGTAGAGCATCCCTATTATCCCGCCAGCTTCGCCGAGTCCGCCGCCTGCGCGCCGGGATAGCTGTTCGGCTAGGACTCTGATTTGCTCTTGCCGGGATAGGTCGGCCATCCGAACGCCAGCGTAAGCCCCACCCTGCCCGTAGCCGAGCGTCCCGCCCAAACCTGCACCAACCGCTCCCCCGACGACTGTACCCACCCCGGGGACGATGCTTCCAATAATGGCGCCAAGCACACCGAGCCCTATGCCGCCGCCAATAGCACCCGCAGGCTGCGCAAGCCCCCACATTGCGCGTCCACGTGCCTCTGGGGTAACGTACTGTCCTGTCGCATACGCCTGTTCGATTTGCCAGGCCGGGGCGGTGAGCTGGTTGATCGTATACCCACCGGCTGCGCCGATTGCGGCTTGGTGCAGGTACTGATAGCCCAACCCTGCCGGGAGAACACCAGTCTGCCGGTAGGCCGCGTACGCGACGATGGAGGTAAATGGGTCGAGCCCCGTCGGGCCATAACCCGTTGGTGTTGGCTGTGCTCCCGCTGGTTGCGCTGGGGCGGGCGCTTGAGGTGGGAGTGCAGGCAGCCCACCTGCGACGGGCACAAGGGCACCCTGCACAGGGGCGGCGTAACCGGGCGGCGCATAGACGCCGCCTGCGGTCATCCGCCAAGAGGTAGGGGTGGCGGTGGTGATGTGCCCCTGGGCTTGAAGTGCCTGCTGCTGCGGGCTTGGGACTCCGCCGGTCTGAAGTGGTATTGCGGATTGGGACTGAAACAGGGACAGCCCGCCGCCGGCTGGCACGGCGGCGGGCTGGGTGGCGGCTGCGGACCCGTAACCGGTTGAGGGCTGTGCGGCGGCTCCACCTCCCACCGCCGACTGGACGCGCTCAAGCCGCTCGATTAGTCGGTCGAGCGACCCGATGAGCTGCTCCGCGCCCTCCGTTTGAAACTTAAGTTTGGCCTCGCGCTCTGTCCCCTCCGGCACGGTCAGGCCCTCCTAATTGCAAACAAAATGCTTGCCTTGGGTTGCGGCGAGTGCTACAATATCCTTGCCATGACGCTTACCGCCAGGGTCAAATTGCTCGCGGACCCGGCACAGGCCGAGGCCCTGAAACGCACGCTGGAGCGGGCCAACGACGCCTGTAATTGGGCGAGCGAGCTGGCCTGGAACGCTCAGACATTCCGCCGATTCCCCATACACAGACTAGCCTACCGCCCCATCCGCCAGGGGTTCGCACTGCCCTCCCGCATCGCCGTGCGATGTATAGCGAAAGTCGCCGACGCGTACGGCAAAGGGCGCACACACAAATGCAACTTCCGGAGCCACGGGTCCATCCCCTATGACAATCTCAGCCTGACTTGGCTGACCCACAAGAGGCTGGTTTCGATATCGACTGTCGAAGGGCGGGTGTTCCTCCGCTTCGTCTGCGGACCCCGTGACCGCGAGCTTCTCAAGTACCGCGCCGGGGAGTCCGACCTCGCGCTGATCGACGGTTGTTTCTACCTTCTGGCCGCCTGCGACGTACCCGAACCCGATCCGATCGAGCCGGTCGATGTTCTCGGCGTGGACCTCGGCATCAAGCAGATCGCCGCGGACTCCGACGGCGAGATGTTCTCGGGCGCGCTCGTCAACGGCCTCAGAAAACGGCACCGGAGGCTCAGGGCTAAACTCCAGAGCAAAGGCACCCTCTCCTGCCGCAGGCTCCTTCGGGAGCGCCGCAGGCACGAGAGCCGATTCGCAAGGCATGTCAACCACTGCATCTCCAAGAAGATAGTATCCAAGGCCGAAGACACGAAAAGAGGTATCGCGCTTGAGGACCTCAAGCGCCGCTCTCTGACGACAGTTAGGCGCCACCAGCGGGACACGTTCTCTTCCTGGAGCTTCTTGCAACTCAAAACCTTTATCGACTACAAGGCGCGCTTGGTCGGAGTCCCCGTGGTCATCGTGGACCGTGGGAACACCAGCATCACGTGCCCTCTTTGTGGGCATATCGATAGAAGAAATCGTAAGGCTCAAGGTCTTTTCCTTTGCACGTCTTGCGGCCTCGCTGGGGCCGCAGATGTCATCGCGGCGGAGAATATCCGCCGGGCCGCCTTAATAGTCCGGCCAAACGTCTCGGACTTCGGAGCACCCGCCCCGAAGGTGCCAGAGACAAGACCTAGCGCACTCAGCTAGGACAGACTATTCGCGCTCTTGGCCTCCTCCGTTGTCGGAACCTCTTTCGGTCCCGACGACGCGTCGCCCATCGCCTCATCAAAGGCGAAAAACTCCTCGACGATGTATCTGGGGTAATCCCAGAGATCGCCCGGGATCCCCCCAAACCTATGCCAGAAGAGCCACAGCTGGACGGATAGCGTTACCCGGTCAGGGTTAGTTACCTGTCCCCTGGTTAAGTCGTACGCTAGCAGCGCGAAGAAAATCGAGCCGATCGCTCGTCGGCTCGCTCCTCCTCTGCAATCTGGCAAACAGCGTCTCCACGATCTGCCGCGGCAGGTTCTCAATAGCATCCCGAGTGATAGGGTCGTCTACGCTCCAGGACTCGATGCACTTGGCCAGTATCGCCGTCCGGAAGGCAGCCTGGTCAACAGTCGGTGCGGACAGGTCTGATGCGTAGCGACGGGCCTCCTCGAGCGCTGAATAGTACTCGCGGTAGGTCCACCTGTGCATCACCGCGGTCATGGTCTCCGCGGCCTGGCCGTATGCGACTACCAATCGCCTCTGTTGCTCTAGGAAGGCCCTGTCGGCCGCGAGTTGCATCTGGACGGCTGCGACCTGTGCCGGGTCTATCTTCGGCTCCTTTGGCTCGGCCTTTCCCTTTCGGGGTCGCCCTCCGGAGACCCCCGCCGCAAACTCTTCGCCGCGCGCGATGCTTCCCTCCACGGCCATCAGGTCGTCAGCATCGGCAAGGACGTAAATATCGCCCTCGCTGGAGACGAACCTGACCAGACACTCAAACGTCACGTGCTGCATTGTCTTGCCTCCTACACAAATTCGATTGGCCTGGACATGGTCTGGTCGTTGGTCTGCCACTTCCCCAGACACGCGTAGTTGACCTCTTTGAGCTGGCGCGGGAGCGCTACTGTTCTCTCGCGCGGGTCGAATGCCAGATAGTTCATGACCTTGAAGGTCATCGCGTCGGTCTCGCTGCCGGGCGGCTCACGCCGGTCCGTCGGACACTTTATCGTGAATTCGCACGCGGTCGGCAGCAATCCGGGTCCAGCCTCGGTCGGCAGGTCCACCGCCACGGGCATGACCAGCCTCATCGAAGCCGTGAACTGACCAGCGTTGAACTCGTACGGATAGACCTCGGAGTTCAGGAGCGGAGACGGCATCAAGTTGTTCATGAGTGTGAGTTCCCACGAGACGACCGGAGTGCCAGTCGGGCCCGGCGAGTGCGTAAGTGCACCGCCCAGCTCGACGTGTTGGCTCGCCGCCGGCGGATCGGTTATGATCTTGATCTCCGCGGGGATCGTGGTGATGGCCGCGAACCCCGTCGCAAGAATCTGCATGGATAACCTGACCAGGTCGCCCTGGCTCGCGCTGAGCCTCACCCAGTTCACCTTGCCCCGGTTGAATGTGAAACCGCGCCCCTCTGGTGAGGTCGGCCCCTCTGCCGAACCGAACCAGAACTCGAGACACGGGTCGGTGCCGTTGCCCAGGTCCAGAACGTCGTCGTTATCCTTCCTCTCGGGGAACCACTGTTCCCACAGATCGGCCTTCGACCCCGACCACCAGCTCTTCATGATCAGTGTTTGCAGGTTGATGGTCGCGAACTGCAGCCCCTCCACGGCGTTGAACTGGTAAACGTTGAACCCGGAGATCACCGGCGGAATCTGGTAGTTGTAGGGCATCGCAAAGCCAGTGCCAGGCAAGATCGGCAGATTGACCCACGTCGAACCGCCCGGCTTTTTCATGGCCATCGCATTTCGATACCCGGGAGTGTAGAATTTTGTTGCCATCTAGGTCCTCCTCGATGGCAACGCCACGGCATCTCTGCACTCGGGATCAGGTTATGGTTGCGTCACTCTCTACACTGCTAAAGTGCCGCACGGCACTACGGCTCCGTCAGGGCCAGCCGAGCCTGCCAGCCGCACACCCAGGTCGCAAGGAACCTCTGCCCGTTCCACTGGTCGCCGAACTGAAGGCTCGGTGCTTCGCAGTAGGTGATCGTGACGTCTGTGGAAAGCTCGATCGTCTCGTAGGCGATCTGGTTCAGGATCCGCTGCACCGCGCGGCCAAATACCGCGACCAATCGCTCCTGCGTGGTCGGGCTGTCGTGCGCGATATAGCCGTACACCTCCGCGCCGACGTTCGCCATTCGCATATAGTCCGGCCCGGCGTACTGCTCCTGGAAGTTGGCCTGCGCCACGCAGATTGCCGGATAGCTCTCAATCCGCTCTGGTAGGCCATAGACGATCTGCTTGACGGTCGTGCCTGCTTCGATCTGCTGCATCCGGGACTCGATGCCCTTGCGGTTGTCCTTGAGGATCTTTACGAGGATCAGGGCAATCTCGTCAATGTCCTCGACGTCTGAGATGCCGACCCAGACGGCTCCCGCGCCTTCAAGCTCGCCTGCCGGCGTCAGATAAGCAGAGTATTGATCTGCGGGTTGCTCACCGCCATCCTTCGCGGTGATGTAAAACAGACGTGCCGGCCGACCCGCACCAACGTACACTTCTGCCGGGAGTGTCACACGCCATTTGGTAGGCGAGAGGTCGGTCTTAGCGCAGGCATCGCCGTATTTGCCGGAGGCGGGATCCGGCGGGGTTCTTCGGGCAAAAAAGCTGATAACCCCTGTCGGCACCCGATCGGCTTCGACGTCCACGCTAACCGAGTCTTTGACGTTCCCTACGGATATGATGTGGATCCTGGCCATTGGGCTAATCCTCCGCCGACACCGGCGCCTCGGCCCCGGAGAGAAGTTCTTCGCTCAGCCTCATAATCTCGTTCCAAGCGTCTTCCGTGACTACCAGGAAGGAGCGGCGGGCGAGCGGTGGGTGTCTTGGAACCATGCGTGCGTAGCACCAGCCGGGCTTTCCGCCCTTTTGGATCCCAAACCACGCAAGAACCGGTTTGTTGACCGGCGCGATCGGGTACTCGTGTGTGCCGCCGTACTCATGCACTGCCGCATACGGCACCGAGGTGCCGAGCTCCACCGAGCGACCATCGCCCCCGATCCTGTGGATGTTGCCCCTGAACCCGCGCCTCACGACGCTGTCCTTGAGCGCGCCCGTGCGGATCAGGATCCCGGGCATCTCTCCCGCCTGCAACTGGCTGGCCCGCAGGCGTGCGCGAATCCCCCGGATGCGGCCGCGTATCTCCCCGGCCTCGAACATCTGCTGCTTGGCCGCGATTGTCGAGGGGGCAAGCGGCTTCCACCTCTCGCCGCCCGCCGCCCCCTCGGTGTTGAACATCTCGGCAAAGCCCTTACGAACCTCGATGGCGACCCGATTCAGATAAGGCCGCAGATCCGATACTCGCGCCCGTATGCGGTTGAGCGTCTCCCTGAACTCGCCGAGTCCGTCCATGTCGAGGATTGCAGTCATTGGCCGGTGTGTCCCTCTAAGATGTCCCCTCTACGGGAGGACTCTGGCCCGCGATCCTGTTACCTTCGCCGTGCCGCTGCCGGCCAGGCCACCTCCGGTGATCGCGATGCCGGTCACGTCACGGATCCACTGAACCTGAGTGCCGTTCTCCGGTGCTTCGGTGAAGTAGTAAGTGCCGTCACCCAGATCCGTGCCCGGACTGGTATAGTGCCACAGGACGCCCGTGGCTCCCAGGTGGTTTTTGCCCGTCACGACGACGACTACGTGGTCGCTCGACGTGAACCCCCCGCCCGTAACCACGAGCTTCGGCTTGACGAGCCCATACTTGGTGTCGTCAAGGGCGCTTCCGTCCACGAAACTTCCGGCCACTGTCCAGTGGCCCATGTCCGCGTGGTCATACCCGGAGACGTTCTTGACGTCCATATATCGGCCCTTGATAGCGTTGTAGAGGTCACCGAACTCCGGGACGTAAAGCATCGTGGTGGGGTCGGCAGGCGACTTGTTGTAGTAAGTCGCGTACGTGGCGATGTCAACGATGCCGGACTGTGCGTCATCTGTTGTACCGCGCAGACTCATGTGCTGGTCCACGGCCGCGAGCGCGGCCTGCATCATCGAGGCGGTGGCCGCAGCGGTCTCGACGTTGTCCGCCATGCCCTTCATCGCGTCGAGCATATCCTTGGTCGGGTAGTAGTCGTCAAGCCCCGTCCCGAGACCGAGTATCACCGCGTAGGCAGCCAGCGCATGAAGGTTCGCCTCGCCGACGTTCAACTGAAGAATGGTGTCCAGGCGCTCGTACACCCTGGCCATGTTATCCGTCAGGGTCTTTACGTTTACTGGTTGTAAGAGTTGACTCAAGGTCGCCCTCCTTGGTAGCGCCACGGCCTGTCGTCAACTACGTCCTGAAGTCCTCCGGGTTCTTCAGCCGCAGAACGGCCCTCTGCGGCATAAAGACACCCTCGATCGGCCTCCGCAGAGAGACTCTCTCCGGGATCGCGATATATGTTGGCGAATATGCGTATTCGACACTGTAAACCGAGTCAACCGCGGGGTTATGGACGCTGCCATCTGGCGTGAGCCACTTAACGCTGTCCCCCGAAAGCTCGTACTCCGGATCCACGACGCCGACGCCGTTCTGTGTGTAATCCCCGTGGCCAGCCTGCCAAACCCTCGTGATGGACTTAACCGGAGTCCATCTCAGGGCATCGAGTTTCGTGTCGACCGGCGGGTTACCGCGGGCGCGAACGACGTTGTGCGCCGTCCGGAAGGTTCGGCCTGGGATTACGATGAGATCGCCCACGGCGATCGCTATCTCGTCCGGCATAGTTGTGCAGATGATGTCGCCCAGCATCAAGGCGCCGAATGACGCAAGCACCTGGTTATGCGACACGTCTCTCAGTAGCGCGCGGTAGTCGGAAACGGCCTGGGGCGTGTACAGATACCCTGTGCCGCCGCAGGGTGTGTGCGTCCGGTCGTACTCGCCCGAGATCGGATTACGGCAGGAGCAGGGGAGGGCCCTCTGCCACGTGATCGCCTCGCCCCGGCGGTTGATGAAATCACGATGTCGGGCTACGCTGAAATCGACTGGCGTTGCCATGTCAAATTACCTGGAATTGGATCGGCATCTGGCTCTCAAACCAGCGGGCCACAAAGCGCGCCCAGTCCTGCTCGATCAGCGCTATCTCTGATTGGAAAAGAACGCCTGCCCCGCGCGTCAGCGACACCGACTCGCTTGCCCCGTCCTCTCCAACGGAGTAACTGCCGATACCCGGCTTATAGGCCCTGCCGATGATCCGGAAGATCTCGGCGGTCGCGAGCCTTGCCACCTGGTGCCTCAGTTCGGCGAACTCTGGGTCGGTGGCATCAACGCCGCTCGTGTAGTCAACGCAGATCATCTGTGGCACGATGTCTCGGACCCACCCGAGCATCATCGGGAGGAAGAAATAGCCGGAGGCCAAAACTATAGGCCCGATCGCACCAAAGGCACTCGCTGTCGGCAGGACGGAGAGCCGCCCAAACTTCCGGTTGCACCTGATCCAATCCATCGGGTAGGTCAGTATCTCAAAGGCCGGTCCATACCGAAGGTCAACCTTCTGGATGCTCTGGACTGGGCGATGGCGCAGGACCATATAGCCGAAGGATTGATAGTCCGTATGGAAGAAATCGTATGGATCCTCGTCGACGTCGTAATCCACGCCCTTCACCAGATTCGCCGCAGGATAGCACTTGATCACCTTCTTCCGGAGGTCGCTTTTGAGTTCGCGCTCAGCCCTGGAAACGCTCCAGTTGATGGCGTTCTGAATCGCCTCCTCCTGCTGGCTCTGGTTGCCCATCACTGCCATGAAGCTCGTGAACTCATTCGTCGTGTTCATAACAAGCTCGGCTTTGACGTCGTCTACCGCGACCAATTCCGGTGCTATCGGCGGAACCGCCCCGCCAATCGGCGTACCCTGTATCGTCAGATCCGCCATACTAGGTCACCTGCCAGGGTGTTGGGTTTGAAAATCGAGCGTCTGCGCTCTTGCACCAAACGTAATAGGTAAGGCCGACATCGACCAGGAATGTTACCTGGCCTGCGTCGTTGGTCGTCTCTGTCCCTGCAACCACGTTCCCACCCGCAGGGTCGGTTGTGAGCCAGACCTCTGCACCAATGACGGGATTGCCACCGCAGAGAAGCGCGATGGTCCTCTGGACCGATCCAGCCCCTGCAACGGGCACCATGACGTCAACGGTTGCCCTGTAGTCGGTCGCGCCGGCAGCGACGCACCACCAGACGAACCCGCCAAGGGTGTCGAAGGCGCCAGCGGGGAAGTATGCGTCGTAAAGCCCACGGCCGGCCTCTCGCCAGGTCTGAGCGGTGAGCGCAAGTTCAGTAACGGTCCCATCGCTCTTCTGGTAATACACCGCCACATCGGTGTACGCGAGGCCGGTTATGCCTACGTCCTGCATGTCTGTGACGAGGATCGACAGCCATCTTGCTTGGTCCAGATAGGCTTCGGGCATCTCAGTCCTCTATGTAGCCGCCATCGTCACGGTCCATGTAATCGCCAGCGTATCTCCGTTTGTCAGAATGGCGGACGGCGTGCAAACGACGCCGGCAAACAGGTTGTCTGGCGTGGCGGCGGCGTAGTAGAGTCCAAGGCTGCCAACCGTCTTGTCTGCCCCCGCGCCCTTCGTGAACAGTTTATAGATCGTGAAAGCGTAGTCTCCACTTACGCCATAAGCTCCTAACGCCCGCGCAAGCCCATCATCAGTAAAGACCGTCGCGAGTAGATCGGTCGCTGTGTTGGCAGGCGCGCTCGTGTTTGACGACAGGCCGATGTAGTTTGCTGGGTCTACGCTGCCATTGCCTGCGCGCGCCCGTAGCCAGGTCAGGCCGTGGAGCATGACCGTGTTCTCAAACCGCTTACGAAAGAGCAGTTTGCCCTCTTTGTTCCTGTGCTCGACCAGGACAGAGCCACGAACACATATTCGTGCCTTGGCTTCTCTGCTAGTCTTAATCATCATATCCCTCCAAATACCTTCCGTAGTTTGTCTAGGCCCATGTGGAGGTGTTTGCCAACTCCGCCTCCGCCCTTGTAGGCCAAGGCCACAGCACCCACAAGGATTGTTGCTGCCGCCCGCCTGAATGCCGAGAACGCTCGTGATGCCGACGCCGAGACAGCAACACTGGCTGCTGCGGGCCTCCTGCCGGCAAATACTCGTGCTGCGATTCCGGCCACATTCACACTCGCCGACGCCGAACGAACTGCGCCGACGGCTCTTGTCCCTAATGCCGAGACGCCTACAGCCGCCGAACCGGTCCTCCCGAAGCTGACCACCTTCGCTGCCGACCCTGCCACACTAATGTTGGCCGCCGCCCATCTGATCCTGCCGATAATCCTATCTGCCCCCGCACCGACTGAGACCAAGGCCGCCCCCGACCTGTTCAGACTGACCTGCCTTGTGGCGGTTGCAATCACCGATATGGCGGCCTCTGCTGTCCTGAAGAATGCCTGCCCGCCGCTCTTGATAGCCTCCGCAATCGCGTCAACGGAAATGGAGGCTGCGGCTTCTCTCAGTGCGCCGTAGATTCTGGCCGCTGACGCCGCTACGGACATCGAGGCCGTAGCCAGCCTAATTCCTGAGAACGTTCTTGATGCAGTTCCGGCCACACTTACACTTGCTGATGCCGACCGAAAGCCGCTAAAAGCCCTGGCTGCCGAAGGTGAGACCCCTATCCCCGCCGATCCACTTCTCCCGAAAGCAACTGCCCTCACCGCCGTTGCTACCACACCAATCCCCGCCGCCGCTGATCTCACTTTGCCAAGAACCCTGTTCGCTGCAGCAGCGACTGAGAGGGATGCGCCCCCCGATCTTGCCAGAACGGCACCTCTCCCCGACGAAGCCGCGGAGCTGACTGAAGCGCTTGCCGCACGTCCATAAGCCACCTGCCGTGTGGCAACAGCAACTACCCCTATCCCCGCCGAGGCCGAGCGGCTGTAACTCTGTCCCAGGGCCGGAGTGACAAGTTGCTCCGCCGCTCCCTCGTTGTGGACCCAGTAGACAGCCGCCGCGTTGTTTCCGCCGGAGACCGTGGCATACCATTCAACCTCAAGGAAAAGATACTCGTTGGTCAGGGTTACGGTTGAACCGCTAGCCCAGGTAACGGTGCCGGTCTGATATTGGCCGGCAGCCGTGAACCCGATCTCGATCGAGCTCTGCCAGCCCGGCGTTATCTGTGTGGCGCCCGATCCATCGGCGTTCGTACTCCGCCACAGCCGGAACTTGACATACCCCTTCTGCGCGTAGTAGGCATTAGACTTGACCCTCCAGGACAGAACCCAATTCCCAGCGGCGAAGTTGCCGGAGAGCACCGCGACTGTCCTGTAGCCAAGCGCACTGAACGCGGTAGGCTCCGTAACAAAGGTAGTTGCTGCCCGGATCGTGTCCGGCTTATAGGCTGATGCAAGGGCTACTTTCTTATCGACCGTCCAACCCTGAGCCTCATCTAACGCCGAAGGGGCCGAAGTCGCCAACTGCTCCAGGGTCAGCGCGGTTATGTCAGTGTCCGAGAGGTAATACGTCGGCATCAGATCAATCCCTGGTCACCCCAGTGGCGAACGTATCCGCAATGCTCGGGCAGGTCAACGGGTATCCGAGGATCGCTCGGGAAGATGCAGCATGATCCCCTACCAACCTCCTCCCGCCGATCATAGACCGTGCAAGTGCGCATGTCCTCCGCCAAGTATTCACATTTGTTCTGCGGATCGCCGCCTTTCCAGTCCCAACAGCAGTATCCGCACCGGGTGCAAACCGTCGGCGTGCTACTTTCCGTTTTGCGCGGCCCCTGTCGGCGCTAGGCCGGCGTTTCACCGGCCTCTAGTGCCGCAATGAGGTCGGCCTTCGTCACACCGACGTACTTGATCCCGCGTGCAGTCGCCATTGCCCGTAGGTCCGCATAGCTGCTCCCCACAACGCCCGGGGTTGTGCCTTCGCCCTCAGCGTCCGGCTCGTTGGCCGCCAGTTCGCCAACGGCGATCGGATTCCCCTCCAGACCGACCGGGGGCTCCCCCTCCTCGAGCGGCGAGGTATTCCCTGCCTCTCTAGGGTCAATGGGAATGGCCGGGTCTTGTGCCGTTGGGTCTGGGATCACTATGGGCTCGGTCTCAACGGGAATGGTCTCGACCACGACGCCAAGGGTGAGGCTATCCTCGACGGGAGACCCCTCCTCGGGCGCCTGACCCGGCAGGAGTTGAACACAGAACCCCTTATCGCCGGCGAACGCCCACGTCTGGTCCAGCGTGCAGATCCCGTCGCCGTTCTCGTCGAAGACCACAGTCCCGTACGAGGTTTCCACCTCGCCGGACAGCCCATCGACGTGTATTGCGTACATCACGATCATCGTCTCCTTAACTGAGGGCAAGGAGCAACTTCAGCCTCATATCGGCTGGTGACCCGCTAGTTGCCACAGCGTTGATATCAAGGTGGAGAATGTCTCCCTTCTTGACTTTGATGGCCCTGACGCCCAGGTCTTTGTACTTGACCGAGGCGTTCCAATCGATGCTCCCTGTGAACTGCGCAACGCCGTTCAGGTTAAGCTCGGCCGTGTTGGTCCCGCTGGTCCCGCCGGTGCTACTCAAGCTCATCTGCGCATGGACGATTTCACCTTTGTAGGGAACGACGAAGTAGTCCAGCCCATCCGCTGCACTGATGGTTCCGAGCTTCTCCAAGTTCACGATCGTGACGCCTGCGGGCCTGTAGCCGAGCGCCGTCGCCATGTCGTACCGTGCTACCTTTTCTCTCATGCTATCCTCCTGGAGGGCCCAGGGCCGGAGGTCCTGGTCCTCCGCCTCCGGCCCCAGTTTCTGCCGCCCTCGTCTAGGTCACCTACGTCAGCATCCCTACGTTGGAATAGAGGATGCACTTGCTCGGAGCGTACAGCACCGGAGTGCCGTACAGTAGGATCAAGAAGGGCTTGGCCGTGCTGACGATGGCCAAGGGGAGCTTCATCAGCGGTGCGAGTTGCTTGAACGCAACCACCTGATCGGCGTCCCAGGTGAACCCCATCGCAATTGAGCAGTTCTCCCTCGACTGGTTCTCGTCCACGTAGGCGATGTCGCCGCTGTCAGGCTTCGGCAGCGTCACGATCAGCGATGCCTTCGTGATATCGTCAGTGCCCTTGTTCCTGTAGACCCGGCACTGAACCGCGCCTGTCTGCCAGGACGCCGTCTTGACGGTCAGGGTTATCTTCTGGCCGACTGTCGCCGCCTGGTTCTTCGACGTCGTGACTGACTCCCGGCCTTGTCCGTCGACGCTCGAGAGATAGTAGTAGTAGGTGTCGGTCTCCAGCTTCGATGTGGCGGACGAGGCCGCTGCAATCGTGATGTTGGTGCCGTTCTGGGGCGCGGTCGGAGCGCCGCTATCCGCAACAGCCTTCGGCCTTCGGAGTCCAATGAACACGTCGGAAAGGAGCTCCGACTCTCCGTTGGAACCCATGTAGAAGCTGAAGTTGATCCCAACGCGGCCATCCGGAGTGGGCGGCATCATTATCCGCTGAGCAGGATAGAGCTGCTTGTAGAGATCGGACTTCGCCCTCGGACTCATGAAGAGCACGTCGAGCTTTCCGTAGTGGGTTCTCGTGATCTGCTGCCCGAGTTCCAGATACTCCTCCGAGAGCGGGTTGCCCTCGCAGTCGACGATGATGTCCTTGAAGTCACCGCTCGGCCACGCGGCAGTGGTGTACGCCACGCTGTTGTAGGTGCCGGTGTACGGCACGACGCCCGTGAACTTCTGCATCAACGCCGGGTAGCCGTCCCAGGCCAACAGGTTCACCCGGTTGTCGGAGTAAAACATCCCAGCCTCGACGCGCCCCAGGAGCTCCAGAGTTCCTATCTGGGTCTGGTGCGCCTCGATGTCCTGGACGATGTTCCGCACGAACGTCGCGGCGAGGGTCACGGCCTTCTTGATGGCCATGAACCGCACGGTTGCGACCTGTCGGCTATAGCTCTGGTCCTGTTCGACCCACCGCTCGGCGGCTACGTTCTGGTCCGGGTTCTCACCGACGAACGCCGGCATCTCAATCGCCAGCTTGTCCAATCGGCTGTACTCCTCGACAGTCGAGAACGCCGTCTTCTTCGCCATCCTCTGCCACAGGGCCAAATCTGAAGCCCTGTACGTGAGAAGTTTAAGCGTATTTTCCAGGCTTTGTACTCGAAGCGCCTGGCCGCCCTGTGGGCCGGCCGCGACGATATCCTGCCCGGTTGTCAGGGCCTTCTGGAGCTCCTGCACCTCGAAGGCGCTGGAGATTCCGAAGCCCCCCATCAGGTCCGTGTAGTTCGCAAGACCCACGAACTGGTCTGAAACGCCAATCATTGACGCTTCCTCCTTTGCGTAGTATTCGTGGGCAACGTCAAACTACGGCTGCTCTGGTAACGTGGGGCTGCTCGGTTGTCACACTGCGGTTACTCGACGGCGATGCTGGCCAGTGCCTTGGCAAGAAGGTCGTCCGGGTACGCGGGGTCCTCTGCCCTGGTGACCCAGTCGGCCTCCAGCTTCCTATCCTGGCACGCCTTCATGATGAGCTTCTGCATCTCCTCGCGCGAGCGGCCACCGTCCGACTTCTCGATCAGAGGTGTGTTGACGCCGTAGGGCTTGCTCTTTCGCGCCTGCGGCTCCTTCCCGATCTGCTCAATGGCCTCCCCAAAGCTCTTCATGAGTTCGGCCTGTTCCTTGACGGTCGCGCCCTGGTCAAGCACCGCGTCTCCGATCTCGGCGAGCCGGGAATCGATGTGCTTGGTGAGCTTCTTGACGATCTGGCCCTCCATCGTCTCAAGCGACTTGCCGATGGCCTGGGACAGTTCCGTGAGGAACGGTGCAACGTCGAGCGCCTCAGCCGACTGCTCGTCCTCCCTCAGAATATCTGTGAGGGACTTGCGCTTGGCCGAACGCCTCTTTTCCTCCTCGGTCTCTTCCTCGTTGCCCTCTTCCTCCTCGTCGCCCTCTTCCTCCTCGTCGCCTTCGCCTTCCAACTCTTCCTCGTCCTCGTCCTCAGCTTGGCGATCGAGGATGTCGTCGACGTCTTCGTCCTTACGCTTTCCCATAACTGCGTACCTCCTGCATCACAGGCACGCCACGGCTATCTGCACTACTAAAGTGCCGCATCTTCTGCGGCTAACTCGGAAACTTCCCCTGCGAGCGGCTATCGTCGAGTGGCTTCTCCGGCGGATCGGGCACGCCTTCCAGATCGTTGTCGCCCGGTTCGGTCGGCTTTTTCTTTTTGCGCTTCTTCTCATCCGGCAGTTCGCCTTGAGATCGGCTGTCGTCAAGCGGCTTCTCCGGTGCCTCGAGGTCACACCCCGACTGGTTTCCGGCGACCGCTTTCTTGAGCAGGTCCTGCCAACCGTCATGGACTGTGGCTTGGTCCAGGCCGTAGCCTGCCGAAAGCGACTTGCAGACCTCTGCCTCGCCCCTGGAAATGGCCTTGGCGACATCGTCTTCTGACATCTCGGCGAGTGCCATCCAGACGCCGATGTCAAGTTCCGTCATATCGGCCGCTGGCGACCAGCCCTGGGATTTCGCGATTCCCGCAGCCCAGGCGGGACTGTGCTCGCGGGCGGCCGCTCCCAAGGCCACCTTGTAGGCCCTGAGCTCTTCGGGCGGGTGCAGGACTGCCTCTTTCGGCTGTGTAACCGACCGCCACGCCTTCACGATCTCGCCCGGCGTCATCGTCCCGATGGACTGAAAATCTAAAGTTGGCACTTGACTCTTTGCCTCCTCCTCGGAAACGCATTGCGTGAGGTCGTACTGCCCGTCGTAGCCCTGTGATTTCTGAACGTGCCTACCTCTTGTAACGAGGTGCGTGTGGGTCGGGAGTCCGGGCCTGGTATGCACGATTTTCGACCACTGGCCGTTCGGGTCATGCTCAACCCGCAGAGCATCGCGTCTATTCGCGTATCGGTTGAGGTGATACTGAATGGCTTCAGCACCAGACTTGGGGTTCTTCGAGCGATAGGTATGATGAACATTGGGGTTATCCGCAGTCTCGCCAGGGTCGTGCCGCGTGCCGATGTGCTTCACTCCTGCCTCGGCCGCAACGTGCGATCCATATCGCTCGTCGTCTATTAGTCCCTTGACAATGCCCCATCGCTCGCCGAAACTCTTGCTCGCCATCTCGACGCCGTGCTTCTTCGCCGCCCGCCTGATGCGCCCCCACATGAGCTTCCGCTCCTCCGGCGAGTACTTCGCCTGGTTCTTAGGCTTGGAAAAGTAGGCTATCGCTGCGTGGATGTGCTCGGCGTCCAGTGGGTACTTCTTGTTGACCGGATCGGCGTAGGTCACGTCGCCATATTCGCCGGCGGCGCGCTTCTTCTCGGCCGCGGACACGTCCTCGCGCCTTTCAATGGATTTCTGCATTTTCTTTTTCCTCTTCTTCTTGATGGTCAGCCTCGGTGTCAGTCGTTTAACCGCCCCTTCTAGGCTCTGAGTCCGAAGGGCAGCGCCTGCAGGCTCAGGCGTGCCCGGGCCCACTATGGCGCTGCCGGTGCCGAGCGACCTCCCGAAGCGCTGGTAGATATGGAATCGATATTCAGTGCCCCGGTTGGTGCGGGTCGTTATCACGTGCGGCATGCCCAGGTTCACAGGCGCGGGATGGACGCTTACCACATGGCCTTTTCGGCGCAGTCCATCGGCGAGTTGCCCCGCGTGAATCCCGGGAGTCGAAGAGGCGAACTCGTACAGTCGCTGTTTTCGACCCGGCACTACCTTGCGGGATATGCAACGCAGGCGCCTCGGTATCTTGACACCAAACTTCCTTTCAAAACTCTTCTGTATTCCGACCCATGTGGAGGTATTGATGGGCTGGACAGTCAGTGCAACCTGGTTGGCGAAGAGTTTAGTCCACATGCGGTGCTCGCTTTGGCCGTCCCCGCTCTTGACGGTTATCGGCGCAGCAAGCGGTCTTCCCTGTACCGACATCCCGACCCGGCCACCGGACTGGATTACGTCCCAATAGTGTCTCGCCCTGGCGACCTTGGGGAAGAGATAGCCAGCAACGTAGACACACGGCGTGCTAACCTGGTCCGGCCTGCAGGGCAGGCCTTTTGCCGCAAGCGCCCCGCGTGTCGTAATCTCAGCTTGATCTATATCGCCGAGAAAAATCCGCTTATGGTCGTCGTTGAACTTGCCCCAGGTCTTGAGGTATTCGAGGGACTCGGCCAGGCCGCTTGCCTTGACGACCTCGTTCTGCAGGTCGAGGCTCTCGTCGCTCGCGATGCCGTGAATGCGCATCTGGCCGTCTGAGGTCCGCTCGGCCTTGACGATCTCAAGTGGGATGTTGAAGCTTTCTTGTGCCATATAGGTCAAGCCCCACGGCCGGGGCCGGTCTACCCCTGACGGGATACCTAACCCCGGCCGCAGGTGCAGCCGTGACGTTACCACCTTTAAAGTGCCGCATAGAACTCCAGCATCTGGGCCACCCTCCATCTGAGCTTGCCGAGGTGCCTGTCTATGGCATCCTGCACCCGCTGAGGAGCGACCCCGAGGACCTTCGCGGTCTCCTCCGGCTCGCGTTCCTCCAAGAAAACTGCGGCTAGTATCCGGCGGTCGACTGCGCTTACTCGGATCGCGGCCAGAGCTCTCGTTATCGCCCTGAGGACTTGCCCCCGTCCCTGGTCCGGCAGATTATCGAGGCCCGGGTGCCAGTCGTACCCGTCAAAATCTGCTTGTTTCTGTAGCGTCTGGAAGCCGTAGTCGGCTTCCAAAATACAGGGCACTGGTGGGCCGCCCCCCTCCCAGACACGGCAGGGCGTTCGGATCATGTCGAGGTGGTCGCGAAGATAGTGATTTATCCTCCCCCGGATGTAGATGCGCGCAAAACTGGGGAATGGCAACCTACGTCCGGCATCGTACTTCTGGCTGGCTTCATAGAGAGCGATCAGGGCCTCTTGGTCCAGGTCTCTTCTCGTCTCTGGGTCAACCTTGGCGAGGCCGGCCATTTTGTGGGCGAGCATCTGGTAGCGGTCGAACAACTCGTGCGGCGTGGATTGGTGGGTTGGGTCCTGCGCAATCATGTCACGCCACCCCCGAGAGCCGCTCTACGTCACGCTGTGCCAGGCCCTTGACTTGCGCCGCCCGGGCCCGCGCCGCGAGTAAGGTCAGGTACTCGCCTTCCAGCGCCTCGCGATCCGCGTCAGACCTGGCCGCAGCGATAAGTTGGCGCAGCTCGCCGATCCGCTCTGCGGCCCGGTCATGCAGCCTGTCTGCACATCCGGCTATGACCTCCGCACGATGCCTGCTGTGCGAGAGGCGGACAGCAGAGTCCGCCATCGCGCCCCGCAGCCGTTCTGTTGAGTCCTGTGGCTCTTGCTTCTTTGCCATTGCCCTCCTCCCGGGAACAAAAAAGCGCCCACCCCCAACGGGAGGGTGAGCGCTCTATCCTCGACAGTTCAGCTCTCGAAGCCCCTTGTCCTCGACAGTTCGGCTTATTCAGTTGTCAATGAGTGACGATCTTATCCGTGCGGTCTGTACAAGTCCTGCGGAATCACGACACAAGCCTCCAACTCGGCCTCCGCCCGCTCGCGCGTCATCAGGCGTAGACCGCACGCATCTTCGACGATAACCCAGTGCTGCATCACCTCAGCCATTCTTGTGCCGCCGGAGACGAGCCTCCGAAGTTCTCGCATGACCTCGGCCCAACGCACACGCTCGAACGCGTCGAATATAAGGGCTAGTTGCCGCTGCCAACCAAGCATCTTACGAACCTCTTGGTGATCCATACTAAGCGGCTTTAAGTACTGCCTTCTCGATCTCACTGCTTCGCGCCTCAGCGATTTCTCTCCCCAAATCGGTGTCATCAAGCATTTCGTAAGGCGCGGTCAGCGCCTCCCGCAGCTTCCCCTTGCGCTCCAGGAGTCGCCTCCGGCCGCGCTCGTAGGGAGTGGTCGTAACCAGATCCAGAACCTTCATATCAGGGTTGGTCTGGCCCAGCCGCTCCATGCGGCCGATCCGCTGCTCGTAGGTCTTCGCCGTATACGGCGAGTCGAAGTTACAGCAAAATGCGGCCCTCTGCAAGTTGAGCCCCGTCGATCCAGCATCGCTGAGGCAGAGGACGTCAAACTTGCCGGCCTGAAAGTCCTGGCGCGTGCGCTCGCGTTTCGCCCCGGGGTCAGACCCTGAGAGGGTGCCCACCTTGATCCCCTTGCTCTTGAGGTATCCCGCGATCTGGTTCTGCGCCTCTATCGAGTGCGCGAAGACGAGGCCAGCGCCCTTCTCTGCTATTCGTGACTGCACGAACGCGTGCAATGTTTCAAGTTTGGCCGGTATGCGCACGCCTGCCCCGCGCACCGAACCTGCGTTGACGATTCGGTCCAGCGCGGAGTCTCTGGCGGCCGAGAGGAACTGCAACATCCTCCCCGCCTCTGTCCGCTGTTCGGCTTCGTTTTTGCCCTCGAAGGCACGGGGGTTCATCTGCCGCAACGCGGGGACGGCATCGTCTACCTTTCCGGCGCGCCGTGCCGTCTGCGCGGTTCGATATGCCTGGAGGACACCGTCGTACTCGGATTGCTCTGGGGCAGAGAGCTGCACTGGCTCCTGCCTCCTGCTTGCCACGATGCCCAGAGGAATACGCTCGGCATAGGCGAATGGGTGCATTTCCTGTCTGAGCGCCTGCTGAGTCTGGAGGCAGTCGATTCCGTAACGGCGGTGGAACTCCTCCCGGCTGGCGGCGGGATAACGGTCGGGTGCTACCTTTGCCAAAACGTCGTGGACTTCCGACCAGTCGTTCTTGACGGGGTCGGCCGTGGAATAGATGTAATAGGGAGTGTGATATGACAGAGCGTCGATGGCGTGCTGCATCAGGCTGTCGGCTTTATGAAGCCGGCGGAGAATATCCTGACCCTCATCAACAAGACAGTTGGAGACGAGGAGGCCGTAGCCGAAGAAGTTGTGGTTCTCCTCCACCGTTATGTCATAGACAAACGCAGGCGCATCTGTGAACTCGACTGAGGTTACTGGTGCTTCATGGCATCGCAGTTCTGGTAGTACCATGCCAGGGCCCGACGGCGTTTCCACTCCGCTCGACATGCCGCCGAGCACGTGCGTACATGGAGGCGACTGGTGCGGAGGAATTGACTCTTGCACACCTCGCACGTTCCCTCTCCGAGATTCCGCAGATGCTCCTCGTGAGTTCTCGCCGAGATCTCGGCAGCGTGCGCGTCGTACCAACGCCGGTTGTCGCAGTCCCTCTTGGTCTGCTTGCATTCCGGAGAGTCGCAGACCTGCTGAAAGGCATACCGCTGACCGCAGATCACGCACAGTCGTCCCGGCAGGGCCTCCGGGGTTGGCGCTATGTACGGCAGCAACTCCGCATTCGGCACATTCAGCTTGTATCTCATGGACTCCGGCACGTGGGGACTCAGAAGTGCCACAAACCGGCGCGTCGCCTCTCTGCGCATCGCCATATAAAACCGGTCGTGCCTTCGGTCGTAGCGTTCCAGAACCTCGATCTCGTACAGTTGGCGGATCCAAGATCGCAGCTTCCGTTGATCTTCCCGCAAATACCTGTGTGTGCTGAGTGTGGCACACCCGTTCGACAGCGAACCGTCGTCCATATACCAGTAACCCAGTGCCTCCGGGGTCAAGTGATCCTTCACGGCGTCGGCAATCCGACGCCTCCCGTCGCGCCACATCATCTCCCGGTACTGCCGCAACCAATCCAGGCAGCTCGTCTGAAAGACCCAGAGGTCGCCGCCCCATCCCCCGTTCCTGACGAACTTCGGCGCAGATGGGCATATTGATCTCAGTCGATCGTACTTGTGGAATAGATAATCCTCTTGCGCGGGACAGTGCTTGATCGTTACTCGCGGCGTCCCGGCAGCGCTCTGGCCCATCGAGGCATCGCCCAGAAGCGTTCCGACCAACATATCCCTCACTGCCATTTCTGTCACCCCGGTTCAAGGTATCGTGTTCCAATTCTAGCAGAGAGTCGGTCGGTTGTAAAGCCAAAAGTCGGTCACCTACTCGCACCTCGCAAGCGCGGACATACCCCCTACCGAGTGTCCATATCTTATGATCACCTGTGCATATCACGCTTGCTTCGCCCGCGAGGATTCGGTAGAGTTGGGGGTGCGGGCACTCCAAGCGCAACCAATCGGACACTGACTTGGCCTCCAACCTACCGCTCTGAAGGTTGAGTGACAGCACGGGATCGCTTGATCGGGATTCCACGAGATCTCCGATCCTGCGAGTTGTTCCGTCCGCCATCGCCACCGGAGCCTCGTACGGCAAACACATGTCCCACTTCCACCCTTGTTTCTCCGCTGCCGCACGTACCTCGTGCCTGCGTTCGTCCTCGGGAGCCGCACGCATCCAGTCTTCCGCTTTTCGTACATTGCCCCCGAACCGATCCTGGCCCACCGCCCAGACGAGGTCGTCTCTGAGGGCCTGATGGGTGACAACGCATATCTGCCGATCGGGATCAGTATAGGCGGCCCGGCGGTCCTCAGCGCTGGCCGTCGGGTCGGCGAACCATTTGAACCTGCCAGGTTCGTAGAACCTCAAGGCTTCCGAATTGTGATTCCAGAACCCGCCAGCCCAGTAGTTGTGTGTCCGTGCAACTGCGATGTCGAAGACAAGGGCAAGCCCCACTTCCGAGATGTTGCGAATTGTGCTATACTGGGTGCATGAGCCAACCGACGAAACAGGTTGATGAAACGGCATTGAGGCGCTACCACAGCCAGGGAAGGTCGCTGGCTTGGATGGAGCGCCAATTCGGCCTTGCACGGCACACGCTTCGGCGGCGCTTGCTTGAATTGGGACTGACTCCGCCAAGTCTCCCAGAATACGCCGCCGTCCCGGATCAGCAACTGCGGGATTGGGTTGCCGAGGATCGAACCTGCATTTGGATGTCACGGCAGACCGGGAGGAGTCAGAGCTACTTGGCTCGTCGGGTGAGGGCTCTTGGGCTTTCCGAGGCTCTGCGCACTGGTCGTCGACCTCATTCCATAGATGAGAACGACCTCCGCCGCTTCGTTCAAGAAGGGAGATCGCTATCTTGGCTGGCTCGTTACTTTGGGACAACACAAGCGACCGTCCTTCGTCGAATGCGGAAACTCCGCCTGAACGGGCGCAGGCCACCTGGGTACGAGTGGAGCGACGAGCGGTTGCGAGAGTTGGCTGAGCAGGGGCGGTCGTGTTCGGAGATAGCCCGCATTTTGGATAACGGCGCAAGCGAGGATGCGGTTCGGCTTCGCCTGAAGAAGCTCGACGTTCCAAGACTCGGCAATGCCAACCGTCACAAGGGCGAAAAGGCAAACAACTGGAAGGGAGGTCGGATTCGGCGTTCTGCTGGCTACATCGCGTTGTTTGTGCCGGACCACCCTCAGGCAAATTCACTGGGTTACTATCTCGAGCACCGCCTGATAATGGAAAAGCACGTTGGCCGTTATCTGGAGCCGGATGAGCTCGTTCATCACCGTAATGGCCAAAAGGATGACAACCGGATCGATAATCTCCAGTTGCTCGGGAGCCACCGTGAGCATCGCTTGTTGCACGCTTCAGAGCGACGGCGCAAGAAACAAGCGAGCCGACGGGCAACTCGCACAACGGCCTCCAACCCTTCGGCGTAAGGAAGCGATGCTTTGCGGTCACAACAATTGACGCTCCATCGTCCGTCTCCACGCGATACATCCGATCAAGGCCCTTCAGGAATGGGCGAGACGCCAGTTCGATGGTTACTTGTCCACCCGCGGCCCGGGTCCAGACAAAGGGCCTCAGGCCCGAAAGCAGCCACTCCTCAAATGTCATGGTGAGTCCGCGGATAGGGTCACAGAGTTCCGTGTCGCCCCGAACGCACCCGAACTGCGCCGTAAGGCTGGCTGGCACAGCGAAGATGGCGCGGTTGACTGCGCCGCGTGCTTGCAGGTCTGAGAAGCTGCCCAACGCGACCAGGGTCTTGCCGGTGCCGACGCCCAGGTTGAGCGAAAGCCGCTTCAGGCCCTCGATCAGCTTCACCGCGCGCTGCTGCTTTACCATCTCACCTTCGCTCATATTTACATCGTGAGGGATGTCTACCGGCCGGTCAACCTCAAAGTTCTGGGCAACGTAGGGGAAGATGGACTGGAGCTGTTTCTCCGCCCGGGCGCCGATCGTAACCCGCTCGATCGCGGGCAGCGGCTTCTCCTTGAACAGCGAGAGCGCAGCTCCACGGATGGCCCGATCGAGGGCCTCCGCGCGTTCACGCCTGATGCCGAGCCGCTCCTCCGTTGCGAACTTGCCCCGGGCGCGAGTCGCGACCCTCGCGTGCTTGCGCGCCATTTCTGCCTGCCGCGCCTCCAGGAGCTGCTGTTGTCGTTCTGGAGAAACGAGCCCGAGAAGGTGGTCATCCCAGTTTGCGATGCGCTTGTTGCCGGTCTTCAGCTCGCGGCCAAGTATGCCTCCCATGTGCTTGGCGAACTGCGCCGAGACGGCGCCTCTCATGACGTCCTGGACACTCTCATAGGCATGTTGGACAGATCCCTGCGCCTTGACGTAGCGGGTCCACGGGGTCTCGCGTCCTGGCTTGGCGGGTTTCCGGGCCTCCGTCGTCTCTGCGGGCACCTCTTGCTCGGCCCACAGCGCCTCCTGCCTAGCCGGGGCCTGGGTCGGTCTTGCGGTAAGCCTCTTCTCCTCAGCCTCTTCCTGGGGCGACTTCTCCTCGGTCATGACCCGGTAGAAGAAGCGCTGGATCAGCCCGCGCTCCTCCGGCGTCAGCTCGGAGAGAGCCTTGAACGCTACCCTGGCTTCGGGGTGAGCCGCAACGGCCCTGTAGAGAGCCTCGTAGCACACCGGGCTGTCTTTCAGTGGGATGGACTGCGAGTTGAGGGCGGCGACCTCCTCAGACGCCCCGTGTTCGCGTTCGTACTCCTCAACTGCGTGTTCGGCTATGGCCTCCAGCCCCTCCGGGGACTTGTTTTCTACCTGGTTGTAGGTGAACCAGCCGAGGTCGCTTAGGGCCTTGTAGTAGGATCCGCCGCCGTCTCCCAGAAGATCGTCCGGCAGGTCCGCGGTGAACTCTGCCGAAAGCAGGTCGGAACGCAGGCTCTCAGGGTCCTGGCCGTCCGCTAGACGCCGCGCGATATAGTGCTTGAGTCCGCGGTTGACCTCCGCATACCGCATTTTGGGCCTGAGTTCGAGCGGTTCCGAGAACTGCACCGCGCGCTTCTCGGGATCCTCGAATGTGCTCTGCGGCCTCGAGACAATTCCTGCGGGGAGCCAGTGCCTCTGATCCCGCCTACCTGATTTGATCTCGGTTGCGAGTGCGTGCTTCTCTGCGAGCTCCCGATCGGGCTTCGTCACGAGCTTGGCTGCCCCGTTCGGCAAGATAGTCAGGAACTTGTTGACGCCGTCGGAGTCGATTCGGTAATCGGGTTCCACCCCCGGCTCCATCTCCTCCATGACAGGGTGGCTGAGTCCCAGCACGCGCGCTTGCGCAATGGCCTGCTGATTTGAGATAGCACCGAGCGGAACCCGCAGCTCTTCCGGCACTCCCTTGCGTGCGTGTTGAAGCTCAAGCGCTTGGACAAGCGCAGCCGTAGCTTCCAGCCGTCCGAGCGCCACGCCGAGAGTCTCCCGCGCCTCGTCAACGAGGTCAATCCGGTCGGCATTCGCAACCTGTGCCTCAACAAGAGACCCGATGTCGGATATCGGGCGCTCGGAGAGTTCGTCGGCCTGCTGCTTTGTCGACGCGTACGACTGGAGGGCCTGTTCGCTTGCCTGCCGCTGATAGTTGCGATGGTAGTTGGCAACGCCGTGGAGTGCTGCCCTGTAATCCGTGTCCGAGAGCGTTTCTCTGAGATGGGCGGCGAGCACCTGGGCACTGGCCTCTGGTCCCAGGATGTCGGCCTGAAGACGGCCGAGGGGCAGGGGGGTGCGCGTTGCCGCGAGGCAGGAGCGGTTCAAACTGTCGTAATGCCCCATCGTCACGTATTTGCGGAGTGGCTGAAGGGCCTCCTCCTTGTCGGCGGTCGCAAGCAGCCTCTCGGCCGCACGCTGCATCGCATCCTCGGCCAGTTCCTCGGCGACCTTGTCCTTGGCGGCTTCCTCGTCTAAGGGCTTTGCGGCAGCGGCCCTGATGATCTCCTCGACCTCCTCCGGCCTGAGTTCCGTCACGACCTCAAGAGCGGCCTTGGGAACCCCGTGTTCCTCTATCTCACCCTTCACCTGTCGGTACTGCCGCTCGTAGTCGGTGTGCTGCTTCTGCGCCACGAGGATGTCAGCGATCTTCTCGGTTGGCGGAAGTTCCGGTTTCAGCGGCCTATCCAATAGGCCGGCGGTTCTGAGCTCCTTGATCGGTTCACGAACCTCGCGGAGCGCTGCGTGCAGGCGCTGGACCGCTGCGAGCTTCTCGGCAGCCTTGAGAGGATCGCCGTCGCTTCGGTCAAGGAACCCTCTCCAGCTTATGTCCTCCTTCTCCGCGATCTTCTGCCTGACGCTTAGACCAGCCGCCTCTGCCGCGTTCTCGACTGCGGCGATATACCCGCTTCCTTTGCCCTCGAGTGGCCGCTCGATACCTACGTCCCCGAGCGGCATATCGCCGAGCTCGGCTTCGGCCAATCGGTCGTGAGCGTCCAGCAGATCCTTGCGCGTGCGGTCCACGAGCTTGTTCGCCACCGTGACCATCTTGCGGAGGTGCTGCTTCTCGGCCATCTCGCGTGACTTCCCCGGCAGGGCTACCAAGGTCTTTTCTTCGAGCTTCCAGTCGGACTCGCCTATCCCGTGCGCCTCCATCACCTGCGATACGTACTTGGCGTCCTCCAGCTCCTTGCGGGCCAGTATGCCAGCTTCTACGTCGTGCGTGGTCTGGCGCTCCTCTTCGGTCATCGCGGCCTCACGCTCTTTCCGCCGCCTCTCGCGCTCCTCGGCAAGGCGCTTTCCGGATTCCTGCCAGTCCTCCGGCGATTTGAGTTTTGTCAGCCGCAGGTAGTTGAGCTTGCCCTCAGCTCCCCGAATGACGCTTGCTGTGCCATCGGGGTGCTCTTGGATCAGGACGTGGACGTAGTTTTCTGGGTTCTCGGCATCCGGATGCAGCGTTACCCAGCGCTGGCCGGCCTTGAGCTCGAGTGCCTTCGATAAGAGCGGCAACCCGGGGGCGAAGACGACTTGACTGCGCAGCAGGGTTCCCTTACGGATGTCCTCGTACCCGTGGAGGCGCTCGCACTGCGGGCAGACGTGGACCCGGTGCATCTTGCCGCCGTCGGTGAAGCGCAGGCCAAACGGCAACTTGACCTCGCAGGAGCACTCCCGGCGCGCGATGTTGAGCCGGTTGCCCTGCCTGCCTAAGACCTTAACCACGGTTGCCATCTTGTGGGTCACTCTCCGCTGTCAATCGATCTCTAAGTTGAAAGGCATCCCGCACACTGCCAGCTAGGTCGAATGCCGCCTCCATCTGGTCCAGGAACGCTTCCTCGATCTGGTCGTACCGGAGGCTCGACAGGCCCTCGAACAGCGGCCCGACCTCGGCCCGGAACACCTGCGCGAAATGCGCCCTCCTCACCGACCCGACGGCGAGCACCAGAAGGCGGTTGATCTCCGGCATCATGTCCGGTGGAGTGTCATATTGTACAGTCAATTCAGCACTTCCCTTCTCAACTCAGCGAGCACGGTGGTCACGGCGTCTGGCGGGCACCAATCGAGGCCGTCCGCGAATTCTACAGACCTCGCAGAGGGTACGGCGACCATTGGGACAAAGAACTGGACATAGTTCATCTGGTCCGTGATAAACACGAGCCAGCCCTCAAACACTTCCATTCGCGCCCAGTCCAGGCCCGGTGCCCCCGGTACGGGCCTGAGACCTCTTAGACTGCTTCCGGCAACCATCAGTCTGCCCTCTCTGCTTCCTCATTCAAGCCGAACAAGGCTGGCAATGGACCCAGAGAGAAAAGCACGGGCTGCTTGTCTTCGGTCCGGCCTGGCGATTTGCCTCGGCAGGCCAGGGCGATCGCATCCGCCGTCGCCTTGTAAGCCAGCGCCTCGGCCTTGCTCTGCTGGCTTTCGTGATCTCGCGCACGCAGGTCAGCGGCGCCCGCCAGCCCGTGGAAGTATTCGACTACCAGATCAGCATTGTCAGCACCGACCAGGCCAGTCTTCTCAAGCCAAGAGAACGTCTCCATCTTGTCTGCCCAGCGCCAATTCCCTGGCTGCACAGCGCGGTGTGCCTCATCCCAGAGGTCGGACTTTTGCGGGTCGCTGGCCGTTGTTGATTTGCGCCAGAAGAGATCGCTCACCTTCTCGGCCGCCGACTCGACGAGCGCCCGGGTAGCTTGGCGGGCAGTGCCCAGCGGTTCCGGCTTGGCGAATACGGTTGGCTCGATCATGAGTAGCCTGGCGACCTTCGCCGGGAGGGTCTGAAAGTAGCTCCTCCAAACATCTGCGGTTCTCGCGTGAAGTTGCAACGTCGCAAGGCGATGGTGATAGTAGCCCTTGGGATCCGACTCTTGCGCCGCATTCCTCTGCGCCATTGGAATGTCTTGCATGCCCTCCTCCAGCGCTCTGTACCTTTCTTGCGCCCCGGCTACGAGCAGCGCGAGTCCGTACAGCAACCCCCGCCGGATGATCGCTCTGGCCTTGTCGCTGCTTGGGTTTTGGTACAGGTCGTCCGCCTTTTGGTACTCGAACCACTTCTGCCACCAATCCTGCGTGAACAGCCTCGGTCCACGGAGGGGGTCCACCTCGTATCCGGGGTCGAACTGGAGGCTGTAGGTCAGGTCCTCTTCCTCTGTCGGTGCTGGCAGGTCATGCTTGTAGTCCTCGTAGAGGTCGGCCAGCTCCTGGCGAATATGACCCTCGTAGTTCGTGAACACCCCGTTAGGATAAAACCCCTCCGCCTGTCCGCGATAAAGTGCTTCCCCCGCCTCCCGCCGCGATTCCGGCAGTTTGAACCCTATGTCGCCTAACGGCGCCAGCGCCGCGAACGTCCGGGCCAGCACCTCCGGGTCCGAGAGGCGATGGCGAAGCAAATTCTCTTCTGCTGCGAAGAACTCGTCGTGCTCGTGCCGCTTACGGTGCGTCATTTCGTGGATCAGGGTGTCCCTGAGCCAGAATGCCTGCGTGATCGGTTCGGAATGCTCTGGAAAGTGCTCTGGATTCAGGAGGATCTCGTACGTGCCGTCCGGGTTGCTCATGTGACAGGCATCGTGTTCTTCTTGTGTGTCGATCCCGACCTCCGGCATCGCCTCATATCCCGCCTGCCTGTAGAGTGATTCGACCAAATCGCCCCACAGTTTGACAACAGTCTGGTGCTTCTTCCAATCGTAATCGGTCAGGGGGTGGCCCTTCTCGCCGCGGAGCACAATTGTCCGACCTGTCGTGTTCCGGCGGTCGTGTGCGGAGATGCGCATGACGTTCTGGTAGTCCGGCGGGGGCAGTGTCGCCGAGAGCGGGTCCGCGATGTAATGTTGCACGACGGCGTTGACCGCTTCTCTCATCTCTGAGGACAGCGCGCACCGCGCAGTGTTGAAGGGATAGTCGTCATCGGCTGGCGCGTGAGGTGTCGTGACGTCTACTACGAGCCAGCCAGCGATCGGGCCGCCTCGCGACTCCACGAACTGAAACAACTTCTGGTCGCCCTTGCAAAAGCGGACGGCCGTCTGTAGGCCATACAGCCTGTCATCAGCAACCCAGTGCAATGCGACCGTGTTGCCCTTCACCTCCGGGAGACTGTACGGGCTTTCGTTTTCGGGAGAGAGCGTCAACTTCGATGGCAGTTCGGTCCCGTTGAACGTCACTTTCACGTCGTCGGGGAACTCGCTTAGCTCGATGGCTTGCTTGAGGGCCTGATCTGCCCCCCACTTGTCCATACCCTGGATGAACCCCTCGAAGGTCAGCTTCAGACCATCGAGGTAACTGTCAGTCTTCAGTTCCTTGCCGCGAATGTCCGCCCGGCCCATCATATCGCTCGTGATCCGGTAGTCGCGGCTCTCGAGCGTCCAGCGGCCAGTCTTTCCCTTCTGGTCATCAAGGAGTTCAGCCTCGGACGTCGCAACCGTGCCGAGTATGATGACCTTGGCAACTCCGAAACCGCCGAGAGTGCCTTTGTCTCCGCGCTTGCCGGAACCGCCAGCCGTCAGGTAAAGATCCTGAATCTGGTCTATTCCCATCCCGCCGCCGTTATCCTCGATGGTGAGCTTGCCGAAGCCGGGGCGATCCTCGTCAGGGTCCCAGGTGACCGAATACCGACCTTCGGTTATCTCCCCGGCGTCGATCCGCTTCCGAATGGCGTCCAGCGAGTTCTGAAGGGTCTCACGAATTGTCCCGGCGGCCGCAACGGGGAATTTGTAGTGCTGCTGCCTGAGCAAGGTCCACATCATGCCGGCATCGGCGTTGTAGGCCAGGCGGTACTTCTTGTTCTCATCGAGCAGGCCGGTGCGTTCTAGGACTGGTGCGGCGACGGCCGCGGCCATTTCCGGATGGGCGAGGGCACTCGGGGGTAATTCGGGGCTAATTCGGGGGTAATTCGGGCGCCCGGCTCCTTCTGTCGGCTTCTTCTGAACCTTAGTGTCGTAAGGGCGGACGTAGACCCTGTTGCCCCTCCCCGTCTTGCGCCAGTGGCCTTTGACGTGGCTCTTACGCAGCTCTTCGGTTCTCATGCCTGATCTCTTTGTTCCGCTCAAAGTGTATTCCTCGATCGCCCGGATAGGGCGCGATGTGAAAGTGTTCCTGCCGCTGTATCTCCTGCGGTATGCCCCCTGGAAAAGCCGCGCAACGGGGCCACTCGCGAAGATGACGGCATCCGGCGCAAACGTGTCGGCTCGGCATTGGCATTCTCTAAACCTCGAATACGCCCTTGTGCGCCTCGTACTGCTTGCCGAGATCTGGGGTTAATCCTCCAACCCGTGCTCCGTCTACCTCGACCTGCGGACCAAAGTCGCGGTCCCCATCGGCGAAGAACACCGTTGGCCGCGATGTCCCAACGTGGCCCATCCACTGCCAGGGACCCATCAAGTTCGCGATGCGCTCCTTCTGTTCCGGCGTAAGGTGCTTTATGCGGATCGTCATGCCCTCAGTCTTGTCGCTTTTCTCGACCAACACAACGGGAATTGGGTTATCCAGCGCCTTGCCGACCCGGACCCTGTTGATCGCCGCTACCCAGGCCAGATCCCCGTACGGCCCGATCCTCCCGCGAAAGTTCCGCTTGGGTGCCTTTATCCCGGTCATCCTGCGCGCTTGGGCGAGCGAGACAAAACCCTTGCCCCTGATGTGAAACCCGCCCTTGCCAGTGATGACCTCGTGCCCCATCTCCTTTAGGGCCCGGTGGACATCCTTGGAACTTCCTACACGGGACCCTTCCGGCCACGCTTTGTGGACCCGAACCTTTCTGCCGTCCGGGTACGTCGGGATGTCCACGTATGAGAAGCCGCACAGGTCCTGGCCGTTCATCTTCCTGGCCGCTCGCGCCGCATCAGCCTTCCGGGCGAAGCATTGAATCGCCGCGCCCTCAGCGATGACTAGCTTATAGCATTTGCCCTTGGGCGCCACTGGCGGCCCCCCAGGGACTCGAATGGTCAAGCCATCCTTGACTTTTATCTTGCGCCACTTCTGGACGATGATCTGCTGCGGCAAACTCTTTATCATCTTAGGGGACTCGCGGGTCTCACTGAGCTTCTCCTTGAACTTGTCAATGCCCATCTCCGTGATCTCGCCGAGGAACTTCTGTGAGTCGTAGTGCGCCAGAAAAGCGTCGCGGGCGTGCTCCTCATCGTCAAACCCGAGCATGCACTTGTCCTCATCATAGTGCTTGCCGTCTGGCGTCCGCTGGTGAATAACGAAGACCTTCTGGCTTTCCTTGTTTGGGCCGATGAAGCAGTCAACGGCCTCGCCGTCCTTGCCCTTGGTGTACGGGATCCGGCCGTACAGGTAGAACATCTTCATTTCCCACTCCTTGCCACCTTTCTGCTTGCCCCGGCGGATGCTGCCCTTGCGATTCTCAACGGACACGGAGATCCCCTGGAAGTCCGTCTGGTAGTGCAACTTGTGGCCCTTCAGCACCAACCGAGGACCCGGCGCACGCTTGGAAGGAAGAACGACTACCAATGTTCCGCAAACAGATTTCTTGGCCTCGGGCATCGCTCCGTCTATCTGCGCCTCCGCAGCTCCGAAATGCCACTTGCCGCCTTCGTAGGTTAGCTTGCCGATATATCCGGTCGGCATATCGTCAGCGAGGAAAGTCTTCACGTCGACCTTCTCGGCCTTGCCGCCATCGGCGGCCCAGGCGTGTGCGAGCTTCAGGTTGCGATAGTGGGTCACGATAACGACGCTGCGCGGTTTCCCGGACTCCAGATCGTCCATTAGCCCCTTGAGGCCATCCAAGAAACGGTGTTTGAAGTCCTCGAAGGACTCGCCATCTGGCACGGGAGTAGTGGGATTCTGTCCTGCGAACTTTCGGATGGTGGGCGTGGACTGCCTGGAGCTGGATCCCTGAAGACGGCCAAGGTTCCAGGGCCGGAAGGCCCTAGAGACCTCTATGGGCGCAGACGTCTCGGCAGCTATTACCTTGGCGGTCTCCTCTGATCGTTTGAGATCGGAAGTGTACACCTTGGTGAGCGGGACTGAATCGAAGACCTTTGCGAGCCTATTCGCCTCATCTTTGCCCTTTTCGTCGAGCGGTGGGTCGAGCCAGCCGCGGACGAGATCCGGCTGTTCACCCTCCCCGTTCATGTGGGTCTTGCCGTGGCGGACTATGTAGATGGTCGGGACGCCCGTTCCGAATAACTGCCCCTTGAGCACGAGGCGCAAGGACTTACTGGGCTGAGCATCACTCGGAGTCAACGTAACCCCGAGTTCTTGGGCCAGTTCCTTCACGATGTCGACGCTGCGAGCGTCGAGCCGTCGCTTAGCGCCCTCAAACGCCTCCTCCGAATAACCCGGTGTGTTCGCAACCGCTTGGGCGAGTTGGCGGAGGGAACCACTGCGGAGTGCGTCGATCACGAGGGAGGCTTGCCGCCTTGGCATGTCGTGCATAGATTCGATAGCCTCCAAGAGACTGCTGGCTAATCGGCGGTCGATGTATTCGATAAGCCTCTGGGAAGGTTGCCGCGCCTCTAAGGCATCGCTTAGATTGAGGATTGCTTGCTTCTCAAACGGCAACGGGCCGTGATTGTACGTCGGCGGACTAAACCGCCGATCGGTCAAATCCTGTCTTAGCTCCGCAACCAACTTGCCCATATAGTCCAGTTGTTTCTGCGTGGGTGGCTCCTTCGCCCCCTCGACCGTGCCCCCCGACGGTTGTGCTTGTTGTTGGCCCTTGGCCCCAATGCCCTCCTTGGGTACAAATTGGCCACCTTCGGGCAGGCCAGCAGGAGCGCGCGGGTGCTCCTCTTCCCGGAAATGCTTGCCTATGATGCCGTCGACCCGTTCTCTGTGCTCCTTGCCGACGATCCAGACCTTGCGGTCCGGATCCCATCTCCGACCGGGAATGTCCCTGATGTCGCCTATGAAGCCAGTGTGGTACGGGGTGCGGATGTACAACTTATCGCCCTGTTCGGTAACCGATGGCCGCTCGGACTTGAACAGCGGATCATACCCCCCGACGGCGACCACCATCGTCGGCGCGGCAAGCGACTTCTTTCCGGCCTTGCCTCCGATCTTCTTGAATATGGATGTGACGATAGCCCAGTAGCGGTCATCGTCTTCCTTCATGTCCGGATAGGACTCCTTTGCCGCCGCCTTCGCCTTATCCCACTTATCTTCGTCTTCCGCTCTCAACCACGCTGGCATTCGGGGACCCCCCTTCCCGATCGGATCTCTACTAGGGCCTCGTCGACCGGCAAACCCAGACGCCTCATCATGTCGAGGACATCTTCCGGGGCATTCTGTACGCACACCAGAAACAGTTGGGTCAGCGTGAAGAAATGGGGAATAGTTTTGCCGTTCTCGTAGTTGCCAATCACGGCGGGACTCCCACAATCAAGTTGGCGTGCAAGTCGAGCTTGAGTGATGTTGTGCGTCCGGCGATAGTCCTTGACGACGGTCCGCATCCGCTCGGTTACTTGCCGCATCAGGGCAGACCGCTCTTCCTTGCTTAGCATAAGCATCAACATTGTTTATCACTCCTCGTTCACTGGGGCGATATGAATGCGCCCCACGACTTCGGCAAGTCGCTGGTAAGCAGCCGTGAGCCTCTTCTCGTCTGCCACAAGCCGCGAAAGCTCTTCCGGATTCCCCTGGCGTCGGCAACCTTCTTGTCGTTCGGCGTTGACTTTGAGTGCCTGCTCGATCTTGTCCATGTGCTCCTCGAGGTCCTTCTCGCGACCTGCGAGCCGGTGCGTGAGGAGCGACTGATGGGCGATGAGCCCCGATAGGTGCTTTGTTTCAGCCACCGCTGTCCCCCTTCGGCCATGCCCGATAGCGTCTCAGGTGGGCCCGGATCGCCGCGCGGATGAACGCGCACGTTCTATCACGAACGGTCACGGTTGGCCTCCTGATATGGCGGCGAGCGGACCTGCGGTCCGCCTCAGTTGCAGCAGGCGGCTCATATCAAACGGATGTTGGTCGGTATAGAAAAGCGTCTCGTTCACATCTCCCTGCCGGCCCTCGCGCCAGGCGCGCCCTGTCCGCTGCTTCTCCGACCCGGCGTCCGGCGGGAGCGTGACGTGTACCAAGACTCCGGCGGCCTCCATATTGCGCCCGATCGCCTGCGGAGCGGCAAGTACCGCGAACTGGCAGCTAGAATCGACCGCGAAGCGGGCCTGTTCGCGCATCATCTTCTTCTGTGAGATCGCCTGACCGGAGGCGTCCTGACTCGCGAAAAGTGCTGTCCTGTCGCCGTAGCCCAGATCAGCCAGCATCCGCGTGACCGACCGGATGGCAGAGAGTCCATAATCAGTATCGGCCACTAGGATGAACTTCTGTGAAGGGTTGTCGGCCACCGTCCGCTTGATCGTCTTTGCGATCTCGCGCAACCTGTCGTTCTGCTTCCAGTCCCGGTTGTGGAGAATCTCGAAGACCTCGCGGTCGCGGTCGAAGTCGAGTTTTCTGCGCGCCTGCTCGGCCTTTTCGGGAGTGGCTGGCCTGGACTTGGCATACTCATCACGGCGCACCTTGTCCGCCTTAACCGCCTGGGCAAGGTCCTGCCGCTGCGTCTCCGAGAGGCCCACCTTCAGTTCGTTACGATAGAGCTTGGCTTTGATGGTCCCGGCCCCGTGGAATGTGTGCCGATCCACCTGTTGGCGGACGTCGGCGTTGACAGCGTCCTGCCATGCCGTGGTTCCCAGCCCGACCTCCCCATACTTGCGCAGAATCTTCGCACGGCTGTCCACCTTTGCTCCCGCGACCCACCGGACAAGGTCGAAGGGCTGAGAGATCGCGTTGGTCACGAGCGTGCCGGTCATCGCCAGGTTGTAGCGCATACGCATACGCCTGAGCGCGCGGGCGTTCTTGCCCCCCCCGACGCCAGACACCAACTTGTGGGCCTCGTCGGCCACCATTCCATCGTACCCGAGCTCGCGGAAGAAGTCCGATGGGTTTACCCCAAGCTGCTCCAGTCGGCGGACGTCTGCGCCCACCGTAGGGGCAGAAACCACCTGAACGAACGAAGGGTCGGAATAGCGCCCCCTGATGTCGTCAAGACTTGCCCTTGCGCCTCCGCGCACCTGATTCGACTTCCAGTCGGTGAATCCCCCGACCTCGCCGAGGACCTGGCCCACCAGGGACTCCTGCGGTGCAATGTAAAGCATCTTTTGCACTTTCCCCTGGTCGCGGAGGAATCCCATCGCGCCGAGCGCCATTATCGTCTTTCCGCCTCCTACTTCCAGGTCGATCAGGGCGCCGCCGTCGTCGCCGGTGCATTGGCTGAGGAAAAACTCCTGTGCGCGCCGCTGGATCGGCTTCCAATGGAAGTCTCTCTCCTGGCGGTCTATGGGGCTTGTGTACCGGTCCTTCCAGCCCTCCGGCGCTGCCGAGACATCAATTTTCGCTGTGCCGTTCTGCAGGGCCTTCGCGTAGTCGGACTCTTCGCGCTCCTTGGCTGCAAACTTCATGTAGCGGGCCAGCGACTTTGGATTAAGCAGGACCGAGGTGGTGCCGGTCTCAGGGTCGTGCGTGACCTTGTAGTGACCGCGGAGGTGCAACATCCTGTCAATGAGAGCGACATCGCCCTCGTCTGTAATGTTCACTTTGAGTTCGTCGAGCTTGCCTTTCCCGGACTTCGCCGCCCGGAGCATCGCCATGACCGTCGCGGACGCATGCAAGGATCCTATCGCCGTGCCCAAGTGTCTTACGGCGTCTACGTTCAGTTCGCCGTCAAAAGCGAGGGCCTGGGCAGTGGAGAAAAGCCTTCCTGTCTCCCCGCCCTCAACGAGCGCGCGCGCAGAGGATTCGTCAACCGTCTTCCGCATCCCCTCGAGCTCGTCGTGCTGCGCTACGGCCTCTTGCGCGATCCTCATCGCTTCGCCCGCGTGGTAGCTCTCCATATCGGCTATGACGTCGTCCAAGTCGAGCCTCCCACGCTTTTGCAGAATCTCGCGGGTTGCGAGCATTGCCGCAGCCTCGACTCCCAGCGCCTCCACCAGCGGCCTGTCTATGAAAGAAGAACCTATAAACCGGGTAGAGATCCCGGTCAGTGCATCCAGGGCGCCTGTGACCTGTGCCCGGCCAATGTCGTACCGCTTCTTGCCGTATCGCTCGTACGCTCCCTCCTCGGATCGGAACGTTTCGTCGGCCAAGCGGACCAGCGTAGAGTTGAGGCTGGCGCGCCTGGCATCGTCGACGGAGCGGATAGCAGCAGCCATCGCGCCCTGCTCGTCCGCAAGTTCTGCGGTAATCTGAAACTGCTCGAGCGTTCCTGTCCCGGACAGTTCCTCCTCGGGCAGCTTCGCAAGCTCCTTCCGGCCTTCTGCGATCATCTTGCGGGATTGCTTCTCCAGGCTAATGATCTTCATAGCCTGCTCCACGGAGGAGATCGGCTTGACCTTCGGCGGCCGGTAAATCGGCTGAGCTCTTTCGGTCTCGGCGATGGCAACTTCAGCCTTCGGCTCCTCAGCCTCCGGTTCACCCGAGGAGGCCGGCTTGCCGATCATCTCTCGCAGGCTCGATTCCACCTTGCCCGCGGCTTCATCAGCGGCCCGATCCTCCTCTTCGTCGTGCCGTTTCGCTATTTCGCCAACGGCGAGCTCCGGGTCCTCTGCCTGGGCGATCTTGTGAGCCTGATAGTAAAGGCGATCCCAAGCCCGGCGCACGTAAGCGTGGTGCCGCGTCTCAGCTTCGTGGACAGCGCGGGCTACAAACCGGTCCCGGTCGTCTCCGGTCAGGCCGGCATCCTCCGCCCGTGTCTCTGCCCTGTGCTCGACGGCCCGCCGCGTGTCCTCGGTCAGTGTGGGTGCTATCCCCATCTGCTCGGCTTTTACGCTCGTGTGCTGTTCCCGCACCTCGGTCAGCCGCTCAAGGCCCTTTTCGCGCTCCTTGCGGATCCCCTCCATCTTCTTCCGGCGCTCCTCGTAGCGCTCCCGTTCTTCCGGCGTCAGTTTGTGCTTCGGAACGATCTCTTCGTGCTCGAGGCCGGTTCCGCCGGCGATGATGTGCCACTTGCCGGAGGGCCTGAGCCGAACCTTGACGTGGCGGTAGTTCTCAGGACTGCCCGGGTCCGGATGGACGGTGATCCAGCGCTCGTCTCCGGTCGCAGCTCCTGACCACCACTCCTTCTGTTTTGGTTCTGCTGTCGCAGCGCCGGCCTTCTCAATGCGGGGAACGATATACCATTCGCCGTCTTGAGCGAACTCGAGCGTGGCATCGCTTGAAAGATTTTCGTACATCTCCGTGACTATCTTGCGCGCGCGCGAGAGAGAGGACTTCTCGACTTCCGACTCTGCCTTGACCGCCTCGATCCGCCTTTTCACCTTGGCGATTTCCCTGTCAAATTCGTGGAGTGGGTAAGGACGCCGCCCGTGCGGGATCCCGCGCTTCACGAGCTCTTTCGTCTCCCAGTTCGATGTTACGCACATGCGCCGCTCTGGATCATCGGGCTTCTCGCCCCAGCACCTAGCTTCGCCCATTCTGTACTCGTACCGTGACCAAGGGTGGTCCTCAGCAATAACGACCTCGATCGGAGGCTTCGGCATCGCCCTGACCTCCGCGAGCGCCCCCTGGTACTGCTGCACTTCCCTATCGTACTTTGCTTTTTCGGCTTCGAGCTGCCGCAGCCGCCTGGCCGCCCGGTCGAGCTTCTCGAAGCGCAGCGCCATCTCCATGTTGTCGGCCTTCATGCAGCTCGTGCCGACTACGGCGTGCGTGCCGTCCTGAAGCTCGACCGTCGCATGAACCTCATGGTCCTTCCCGCAGCGCGCACATTGGTTCACTGTCCCACTACCGGCGATGGGCTTCCACGTGTCGCCGATCTCCTCGTATTGGCGGGTATCAACGACTCCGACAATGCGCTTGATCTTCCGCGACAGGTCGGGATCGCCTGCCGCTTTTGGCTGTCGGCCTGTCCGGACTATCAGCGCGCGCCTGCCGAGCCGCTTCTTGGCCCCCCTGTGCGCCGAGCCAACCCCGCCTTCGAGATGGTACGGCAGCCCCAACTGTGACTTCTCGACCTCCTGGTCGGACTTCTCCACTCGGGCCTTTGCGAGCTGGTCCGCGAACCGCTCGACGTGCTCCGTCGCATTGTGGAGGAACCCGCGGACCTGACCGTGCTCGTTTGCCAAAATCCAGAGCTGGCAGACGTCCAATGATTTCCCCATTTTGAGGTCTGGCTCGACCCTTGTGCCCTCGGACTCAATGTAGCTTCGGATGATCTCCGGCATTATGTAGCTCCGCTTCGCGATCGCGGGCGTGTTCCCCAGTTCCGCGGAAACATAGCTACAGACCTCGCGAATATCTGCTTTCACCTGCTTCCTGGACTGCCGCTGACCGCGGTGCTGGCTGACAAATTGTGACAGCGCACTGTGCGCCAGGTATGACCCGTGCAATGTCCTGAACGCCTTCGGCGTCGTGTTCCACCTCTTGAGGTACTTCTCAACACGATACCCGGTCAGAGGCTCGAGACCGCGCGCGCCCCGAAAGCGGAAAACGCGCTCGTCCGGTCCGACGCCGCTCAAGATCTGCTCCACGGCGCTCGCCAGATCCGGGTCATCGGGCTTGTGGAGTTCCCGCGACCATTGGACCCCTTTCTTGCCGCGGAACTGGAAGATGATCTTGGCGTCCGTGTTGCGCACGTGGTCACCCAAAAGCGTCGTCACGCCGTACGTCGGCTCGCCGGCGGTCTCGGCCCCCTCTGTGCCGACCCGGAAGTGCAGGCTGTCTATCAGTGCGACTGCAACGGCGCAGACTCTTCGCTCCTCGAGGTCCCTGCGCCGGATATCCTGCGAGAGGGCAGTGCGGATTGTCGGCAGTTTTCCCGCCAACTTCTGCATCCCTCGAAACTTGGCCGACTGCCGGGCCTGGGCCACGCGCTTCGGGTACACGTAGACGACGTTGCCGCGCGGCGTCACGACCTTCCGCGTATATCTGCCGGTGCGGTTGGGCGCGAACTCGCCGCCGGTTCGACCCTCGGCATCCCGCTGCCCTTGTGGCACTCGCGGGTGCTTCGCCTCCTGGAAGGCCGCAACGGACCGAACAACGAGCGACTTGACCACCAATCCGAGAGCCGCAGTCGCCTTGCGCAGAACCTCGGCGTACCGGCCCCGTATCTCGTCCACCTTCGCGAGCAACGCCTGGCGCTCTTCGACGGTCCTGCGCTTCGGTGCGCGAAGCTCCTCGTAGATCGGGTGGCTGACGACATCCTGGATTTCGATGGATTCTCGGAGGTTGACCTGGACTTCGGCCGTAAGGCCGCTCGGCAGTTTGACCAGCACGTGCCGGGCGCAGTAGCCAAAGGACGTAGGGTGGGCGAACTTATCTTCATCCTCTACTACGGGATAGAGTTCTCGCAACTCTCGAAGAACGGGAGCGATGTGCGCAGGGTCATCGGTGATGATCCGGCCGCCGAGAATGTCCGTCACGGTATCAGCGGGCCGGCCCTTGTCGCGCATCCGCGTCCTGAGCGTTTGTTCCTGCTTGATGCGGCAGGCACTAGCCCCGCCGTGCCGATCAGCGATCCTCCCCAGACTCGCTTCAAAGTTCGGCTTGGCACTCTCTGCAAGCTGCAGTAGGTCCGGGATGTCGCCTGTCGGCTGTCGCTTGTCCTCCCACGTTCCCTTGAAGGGCGTCGGTGCGTCCTTGAGGTGAGCCGCGATCGCCGCCGCATACTTTGCGACCTCGTGACCGTTGCCGGTGCTCTCGAGGTTGGATATTCTGCGGCTGAGCGCCGCCGATGTCGTTGCCGCTGCTGTTCGTGGTATAATGACCTTGGGGGTGGACCGGACAGTGCCAGACCGCGAACTAACATACTGGGTTTTGGACGGCGACACCGTCTGCCGTTCCTGGGTCGAGTCGGAGGACGAAGGCAAGACCTCCTTGGATGCCGTGGAGCGCCGCTCACCCTGGGATGCGGACTGGGTGCGTGCTGACGTCCTGTACGCCGACCTTCTGCGCGATGGGAAGCGCATCGACGAGGCAGAGGCTAACCGGCTTCTGGCAGAGCGAGTTGCTGGCTGACGCGCGACCGTGAGACGCGGCCCGCCGGGGGCTTGCGGTCTCTTCTGGACCTTCGTCTGATACTCGGCAACCTGAACTGGCTGACCACTCGATCCACGCCGGGTGTACGCCCTCACCCTCGACTTCTCGAGGTCGTGCAAATCCAGAACGGGCTTTACTGCGGTTTCGGTCGGCGCCATCTTTGCTCCCTTGGTCGTTCTGGGTCGCGCCAGCGATCGCACTCAATGTCCCAAGCAGGCCACCCGTCGCCGACGTTGCGGTCAGGCTGCGGCTTGGCTGCCCACAATGCGGGTTCGGGAACGGCTTCAGCCATCCTGGCCCTCCTAGTCCTCTTCGGGCCTCATAATGGTCACAACGGGCTCGCCCACATCCCCTGGCCCAATGTTCAACTTGTAGGTCTGGTATCGGCCCCGGGTTGCGGAGATGTCCATGATGACGCGGAACAGGACTTCGCTGTTACCCGGCTTCGCACTCCTTGCCGCAAGCACTGCCATCGTGAGCACATCGTGCGCGCGACCCCGAACGTCCTGAATTCCCTGCTTCGACTTCGGGATGTCGTTGATCTCGCCCCAGACAGCGGACGTTACCGCGACCGGAACCTTGAAGCCGCCCATCATACCTTCCGGCCCGGATGAGGCCCACTTTGTCAGGTCAACGAGCGTGCCGTCTGCCAGGGCGTCCTTGCGGGTGTAGGTCGAGATCACGTCAGCATCCCGGAAGAGTTCCGACGTCTCGCGCTCCACTTCCTGTCGCGTGCGGTACGGGGTTTGGATACCCGCCGCTGGTTCCTGCCGCGGGGCACCCGGAGTGTCCTTCCGCTCGTGCGGCTTGACCCAAGAGCGCTTGGAGCCGCGTTGGCGGTAATGGCCTTTGACGTGGGATTTTTCCACTTCCCACCGCTCGGCGAAGGACTTCTTGGGCGATCCCAGAGCCGCAGGTTTCTGCCACTTTTGCGTCAACCGATGAGTCGCCTTGAGTGCGGCCTCGGCATGCTCTGGGTTTGTGAACCCGTGGAGCACGTGTCGGGCTGTTCTCTCCGGGTTTTCAAATGACGACCAGCGGTGCGTGTGGCGGGAGGGCGTAGCCATGGGTGCCCAGTTCCCTGATAGGCGGTGCCACCCCGCGGCAGTGTTGGCCGAAATAGCCGTGCCTTGGAAGTTCATCTTCTGCGGCACTGAGTAAACGTGATGCTCTGCCCCGTTTCTCGGGTCGCGAATCGTGCCGTGGTAGCGCGCCCCAACGTCCAGCAACGCCTGGTGGGCAGGATGCCCTGGCGTGCGGCGGATGAGGCTCGGGTTGGACTTTTCGAGGGCCCAGCGGTCGGCAAAACTCTTGCCCGCGACGTGCCGCTTGAGATGGCGCCGGAGTCGCCGCGCATGGTCCTTCTCGTCATCGCGGATCTCCGTCAGGTCTTCCCTGAGTTTGCCTTCGCCGGCCTCCTCGAGTTGCTCGTCGTAATCCGCGACGGCCTCTTCCTCATCTTCAAGCGCGTCGGCAAGGTCGGACTTGATGCCCTTCGCTACGGCCCAGCGCTCGGCGAACGTTGTTTGTGCTTCCATATATGCCTCCGGGTTCGGTTATTTCTCCTCGTAGTAGAGGTCAAGCCAAGTCACCGGCGACTCCACGATGCGCCCAATCGCCGTTGATCCCGTCAAAGTTATCGTGAGCAGCGCGCCCACTTAGATCTGCGCGTCCTTGGCGCAACCCTCATTTGAAATAGCGCACCATCGAGCTTAGGTCAAGTGTCACTACCGGCAAGACATCGGTGTTCAAATAGTCATTCTTTCGAGCGTAGACCCCTCCTGAGACACGTCCCAAGTACAACACAATGTCATTGAACTGTGCAGCATCGGCAGGAACATCACCTACACCCCACCAATAGGGTCTATCAACAAACTTCTCCAAGACGACGCTCAGGTCTTCAGTAGATGCGCCCTTAGTGACGGTTATCACCCCGGACTTGCGGAGGTCATCACTTCTCCAGAACTTGATTCCTGCGGCATCGTATGGGTCATACGCTGGAGGCTCCATCCGCAGGACAGTATTGCCACCTGCTAACCATCCACCTCCCGTATCCGTCCAAGGAATAGTCGTGCCAGGAATGATGTCAACCCCGTTGTAAGTAACTCGGTTCGGGGAGTACCATTTGTAGCCAGTTTGCCGGAGTCTCTCGCCGAAGTTTTCGTGCGTCGGCCACCGGTAGAAGTTGTGGAGCATACCGAAGTTGTAGGTAGGACAACACTTCCCCACGCCTGCATAACCGTTCTGTGCATCCGAACCGTGGATACTGGGGGCCATGTCTATCTTATCCATGTCACGATAGAAGGTGTATTTGTGGGTAATCATCTTCCAGTAGGCTCCGGCTGCGTTGTAGAGTTGGTAAGCCTTGTTGCGCATACTCGTGACGACGGTTGTATCTACCCCAATCGTCAGATTGTTCTGTGTGGTCATACCGCCACCATCGAAAACAACCATGTTCGTGCCAGGACGAAAATGCTCTGCGGACACCTCGACATAATTCCATGCGCCTGCTGCCCATGCTCCTCCACCCCCCGCGGTGAAATTGAGGGAAGCGTAGTTTGCAAAGTGGTATCCTCCCACAGTATTTAGCCTAGCGGCTGGATGTATACGAACAGTGAGGGTGCCCCCCGTACCAGTCACAGTCTGAACCCAAAAGTAAATCCTGTACTTCTCGTTTTGCGCTACATCGTGTGACCGAACCTCGCCCACATCAATCACTTTGCCGATCAACCCTCTGTTTACCCCAGCACTAGCTAGTACCAATGCCTCTCCATAGGTGTTCTTGTCATTGCGATATATCTCTGCGGCATCCTTGTCGGCCAGGTAAATCATCGGGGTCTTGTTGGCCGTCAGGGTAAACTGTGGGCCGTTGGTCGTGGCCCCGACACTTGCCCCTATCCAACGAGTAAACTCGACCGAGAAACTCGTATCGGTAGGATCGAGACCATCAGGGTCTATCTCAGTACCGGCAGAATTGAAGAACTTCAATCCTGTCATGGCAGTCCAGAACCCAGAACCGTAAATGCTCCCAGCGAACGGCCCCCCTGCCTGAACTCCATCAGAGTACAGATAATCGGCGCCACAACCCATTACGCGAATACCGTAGATGGTCACGTAGTTGTGGCAGTTAGCCCAGGGCGAGGCATATCCATACTGGAACTCGAAACCTAGTACTCCGTTGCTGACATGGCACAGGTCTATACTCTCACCATTGACATCAACGTTTCGATAGGTCTCAATCCTCAGTCTGCGTGCCGGTGCCCGCTCCACCTCCGCGTTGAAGTCCGTGCGGACTGAGCCGTTGGAGTCGACCGCGAACTTGGCCACGCCTTGCTGGTCCTGCAACTCCAAGAGGGTGTCGACCCGCTCCCCCTTCTCAGGGCGGATGATAAGGGCCTTATGGTCGTTCTTGAACGCTCTGGTCAAAAGCATATTTCCAAGCCATCTCATCTTCGATAAACCTCCGATTCAAATAGTAGATTCAGTCAGACAAAACGCTCCTCCAGGTGACACTTGCAGTTCGACAAGCACTGCGTGTTCTGCCCTGGCAGGATCCCGGTTTCCATGACCCACTTCACAAACGCCGGTGCTGTCCACTCCCGGCCGTTCAATTCGAGGCAGGTATCACAGTGCTCGGCCTCCTCCGCGTATACCCACCTGATGATTCTGCGCGTACTCTTATTGGCGAGCGCCCAACCCGCCCAGTAGGGGCCGGAGATCGCATCGCCGTACATCTTCATGCGGCGCCGATAGTCCATCACGCCGCGCCGGGCGTCGATGTCGTCCAGGAACCTGCGCAGGTAGCGGTACTCGTCGTAGCGCAGTTTCTTGAGCCACTTTTCCTCTTCAGGATTGAGGGCAATCCTCTCGTAGCCGCCAGCGGCGATCTTGCCCTCGACAAACCCGTGGAGGTACGACTGCCGGATGTGCCGCTTCATCCACCACTCGGCCTGGCTTCTACCTTTCTCGAAGCCGCCAACTCTGTACCGAGTCAGGTCATCGGCCAATTGCCGCCTGAACGTGTCCGCTTCGAGCCGAAACTCGTGCTCGGCCCACTCCCGCTCGGCCTGGCGGGCCGGGTGGTGCATCCCGAGGGCCTTCGCGAGCTCGGCGAGCGCGCTCTCCGGATCCTGGTCGCGCGGAACCTTCAGCCGTATCAGAACGCCCCTACTCATGCCGTTATAGTGCGATGATTCTGTCCGGGTAGGCATATAGGCCCGCAGCCCCGGTGCCCAGCTCTCTTGTCTGCAAGCTCACGTTGGTAAACAGCGGGATCGCCTGGTCCACGGTTATGGCGTAGGCGTTCACGATGGGCGTTTCCAACTCAAGGCGCACGGGACCGGTCAGCAGGGCCTTCACCTGGACGACCTCCTGCACCGCGTCGGACTTGTAGAGCAGTATGTAGTCGGCGACGGTGAAGTTGGCAGTCGAGGCAACCTGGATGGTCGTGGCCCCAACGGTCGCATTGGCTGCGAGCGCCTGCGCGCCCGCGAGCCGCCTTGACCACTGCTGAGTGATCGCCCAACTGATCTCGATATCCTTGTAGTCTATCCCGTTCTGGCAGACACAGCGCCAGATCGCCTGGAGGTCGTTGGCGTCCAGTGCGATAACCCAGACGCCCGCGCCGACAATCTTCGTGCTGTCGAGTGCGCCGTCCACGACCGTCCACACGCCGCTTGCGTCAAGGCTGCCGAACTGGTGCATTTTAGCGTTGGCCGGGTTGCCTGTGTCGATCCGGGTCCCCTTTGGGAACACGCAATATGCGGGCAACTTGTCGGATGCTCCAAGCGCCTCCACGAGCGCCTCTGCACAGTCCCAGGGGACGCGCCAGTGGCCGCCCGGAACGCTCTGCGCAGGGAGGTAGGTCCTGAGCCAGCCTGCGAAATGGCTGTTGCTGATCGGCGCTATCCCGAGGTCGTCCCGGAAGTAGGCCCGCATGTTCTCGAATATCGTTCTGAGTTCGGACGTTGACCAGTCCGTGCCCTGCGCCAGGCGCGAGTCGAGGGCGGTCAGGCTAGTGCCCTTCACGCGGTTCTCGAACGTCTCATCCTGCGCGGCGTCCACCAACGCCCAGAAGTCGCCGCCCGGCCCATCAACGTAGTTTGATCGGGCGAGTTGCCGGCCCGCTGCTACCCGATCCGTGATTAACTTCACTTGGGCTTCTACAGCCATCTAATTTTCCTCCTCGTCATCAACGACTACCTCGAAAATCCGATAGTCACGGTCTGCTTTGTACAGCCTGCGCTTGGGCCCGGCCAGGCTCCGCTGGATCGGCATCTGTTTTCCTCGCAAACCAGCACCCGGCGGCACTCCGCCCCCGGGCACCTTCTGGCCCTGCTGAGGGGCCGGCGGCGCCAGTTCCTTCCCACCGCCCAGGATGGCGTGCATCTCGTCGGCACCGGGCTGCTCTTCTTCCTCTTCCTGGCCCTGCTGGGGCATCTGCGGTCCGCCCATCATTTGCTGGGCGCGTGCTTGCACCTCTTGCGCCTCTGGCGACATCTGGAAGAGCTGGAAGGAGATCGGGTTCAGCGGCACGTCGCCGTAGAACTTGTCCTTGGGGAACGGCTCGAGGTCCATTTCGGCGCGCTCTTCATTTACTGTGCTCAGTCCTGCAGCGAGGCGCTGTTGGCGGAGTCGGACGTCTCGCTCCTCGTCGAAGTCGTCGATGTTGACCCATTTGAAGATGAAGCGGGGCTCGATCCGCCACACTATGGCCTCGTTCATCAGCGTCTGCACGCTCTTGAGAAGGGGGACCAGCCCCTTGTCCTGACTCTGCTGGAGCCGGGCAACGGGCGATGGTTCGGAAAGGGGCGCCCGGCTCTGGGGCGACCACGCCTGCATGCCGATCTCCTCCGGATGGATGGAGAATACGGAACACGTGATCGTAATGAGGAACGCGAGCCACATGTGGTACTCCATATCGCGCGAGGTCGCTCTGAGCGGAGTCCAGACCGCGCCTTGTCCCTCCCTCGTGCCGAAGACTGGCACGTTCCACCAGTTCCCGACCCCCCGGCACATCGCGTGCCACTGTCGGCGGAACTCCAGGAGCTGCTCGTCTGAGTAGTTTCCGATTAGCGAGAGGATCCCGGGCGGGACGCTGCCGCGATGGAAGTAGCTGCGGTTGTAGTCGAGCGCATACAGGATCGCGGTCACGACCCCGATCAGTATCTCGAGCTCTGATGTGCCGTATCCCTCGCGCCGGACGTTGGTGCATGGGTTGCGCCTGTAATAGTAAAGCTCCTGTGCCGTAAACTCGGACAGGAGGCGGCCGTCGCGCATCTGGACATACCGGATGACCCGATCTGCATCGCCTTGCTGCTGGCGGGTCGATCTGTACGTCTCCGGCCTCGTCAGCCGGATCTCTGCGGCATCGACTGGAAACCAGCGAACGACGGGATACGCCTTCGCGTTCCTGCCCGGGATCGTTTCAAGGCAGATCGCGTCGAGCGTCAGCGTGTCTCGCACGACTGCTCGCACCATCTGCTCGAAGTTCGTATATTCGGGATACTCGTCGCGGGATGCATCACCTGGCGTAAAGCCGCACACGAGGATGGCGTCCTCGAGCGCGCGCATCCGCTGCTTGTCCTCTGCGGAAGGTTTTGCCTCGGGCTCCCGGAGCGCTACCCTGAAGCCGGAATCGGTCTTGGAGTCCGGCAACTGGGCAAAGCTGGCGACCTGGTTTGCGCGGGTCAGGATGACGGCCGCGACTGGCGGGCACTTCTCCGAGACCTGGCGCAAGAGGTCAAAGGTCAGGGTCGTGATCTGGAATGGCTCGCGGACTCCCTGGTAGAGGCCGACGTAGTCGAACTCAGTGAGCTGCTTGAAGTGGGGATCGCGCCCGCGGAGGGCTTTGACGACATCCGGCAAGAGGGTCGGCACGATCTCAGATACCGCCGACAGGAGACTGACGTGCTCAGGCGACGCCAGTGCCTGCTGGACGTCGGGTGTCATGAACTGCGTGATTTGTGGTTCGCCCCCAACGAGCGCGTGCCACGCGCCCGCGAGTCGTTGCCTGAGCCCCATGCCGTGCGCCCTTTCGCCTTACACTGCTAAAGTGCCGCACGGAGTTGGGGCCGAAGATAGACCTGGAAGGAGCCGACCTGGAGCGTCCTGTTGGGCGGTGGAAACGGCTGTGGACAGGCTGAGGCCGAGGAGATCAAGGCGAGGATCAGGGACGCGGCCACTGCGTGATCCAGAAGCACGCAGAGAGGATGCGTCATGACGCACTGAGGATGCGTCACGAGGTCGGCCGCTCGAGTCCCTATGCTAGGTTTTCGGCGTTAAGTAGATTCTGTAGGCGATGTCGGTCATGAGGTCGGTCACCTGGAGGGTGAGCAGGCCATTGTTGTATACGCCATCTAGGCGACCTGTGATTTCGCCCGTAGCAGGGTCGTACACGTCCGCGTAGTAAAACCCGTCGTCGATCACTGGGATCTGGACTTGGCCGGACGCCGGCGGGATCTCTACCTTGTCCACGACGTTCTTCCAGGTGTCGTTCGCGTTGTCAATCCAGAGGTGGAGCTGGTTGTTCGTAAGGTCCTTCTGTCCGAAGACCCTGAGCGCTGCCGAGCCTGAGATGGTGGCGGCGATGTCCTCATAGTGGCCATTGGAGAGCGGAATGCCGGCCATAAACGCCTGATATGCCTTGACGTAGTAGTGGAGGTTGTATGCATCCAGGTTCTGCGGATACCAGTACATATCGATCACGCCGAAGGCGTTGATGTGCGCCCAGACGAGTTTCCTGAACCAGACTCCCTCACTGTCGTTAACCAATTCGTCGTGATCGCCGACCCCATCGGTTATGGCGAACTCTCCCCGCGTCATCGGCTTGTGGACTTGCCTCCGGGTTCCGTACCCGAGTTCCCCTCCGACAGAGTAGTGGCAGAGTGCCGTGTCGTACTCCATCCGCGTACCGCTGGGTTGATCGAAATTGCCGTTTGGGATCTCGACCGCCACCTGGTCCGTCTCGTCGAACAAGGTCACATCGTCGAACCAGACGTCGCCGAGCAGATAGCCAAGGCTGAGTATGAGTTCTATGTAGTGGGCATCGCTCGGGGCGGTGAACGTCGTCTCGCCCTGCTGCGTGTTGGGGATGGTCCTGTGAGTCCAGTCAAATGTGCCGATCAGCTTGCTCGGCCCGGATGGCTGTATCATATCGCCGGTATAGCAGCACTGCCAGCCGGTGACCCAGTGAATTATGATGCTGGGGAACTGCCAATCCTGACTGACGCCTGGGCATAGCGTCAGATCTATACCCTTTAGCCACCAACTGAGCGTGTAATCGTGGCCAGGAGTAACCGGGATCGGCCAGGCTTTTATAGTCCTGTTGCTGCCGTCAACCTCCGACTTTGCAAAGTGGAGGCTGTATGGCGAGCTCCTGTACTGCGCGGCGTCCCGCAGGTCTCCCAGCCCCCCATGTCCGTCGTCGTGCCAGCCGTACTCATACTGAAGCGGCGGGTCGGCGCCTTTGCCGACGTACTGATGGCGATCCATATACCCGACGTGCGGTGTTACCAAAGCCGACCACATCTCCGTCGTGGGGAAAGCGCTGCCCCAGTTGCTGGTCGTGCAGAGGTGGTCGTTCGGGTCGTTGTTGTGGAAGTAGGAGGCAAACGCCTCGACCGCAGCAATACAGCTCGCCAGGAATCCGTCTCCCTCGTTGCAGAATTCGAAGGAGTGGATATTTGTGGCGTAACCGTACCGGGCGATGATATAGCGCCAGTAATACTGCTGGTACGTGCGACCTGCATGGCTGTCGCTGGCATAGACAGTGACGCCGCTCTGGTCAAACGCCTGTCCTGCGCCGCTGGGTGCAATGCTGCCGAAGATGCGATCCTGTTTGCACTGCAGCACGACCTTGAGGTAAACGCCGTTCGTCCTGGCGACTTCTACGTCCTGGTCTGCTTTCCACGATTCCCTCTGGGAGATGTACGTCTGCTTATTGAAGCTGGGCACGTTGAGTAACTCCGGGCCATAGGTGCCGCCGCCGAGATCTTCCTTCAGCGAGACATCTGTGAAGTGGATTGCGCCGGCAGTCGTGTTGGCCATTATGAGCTTGACCCAGTTTAGCAGATAGGTCGTCGGGCCGGTTGTGAAGCTGCCCGAGATTTCCGTCCAGTCTGTAGGATGAACCGCATCTCCCAGGGGGGTAGCCTCCGGTTCGAGATAGACCCCATACGTTCCCGTTCCAGTGACCCCCACGGCCTTGACCCACGCCGCATATCTATACGTCGTTGACGGCTTTACGTGCGCCTTGATAAAGGCCGTCGCGTTGGCGACTATCTTGCCGGAGAATATCTCCCCGCTTCTGGCCTCGGCATAGTCGACGCTGACATCGTCGCTCGGATCGCCCTGCCACTCGCCCATGTCCAGATTCTGCCCGCTCAGTCCGAACAGGACTGGGCCCTGAGAACCCTCCCACCACGGTCGAACCAGGTTTATTCGATTGGCACCGTACTTCTCAAAAAGTGCCTTCTTGAAATCCTGCGTGCCCGGACAATAAGAGAGGCCCATGAAATTGACGTACGCGCCGTCGGAGGTCTCAAAATAGCGCCAGTCGCTGGCGCTGACCTTGATGAAGCCGTGGTTGCTGCTGGCCCGGCAGTAGAAGGACTTTTCGTCGCTCAGCACCCCGGCGGGGTGAGCCGCGTCCTTAACCCTGACCTTGTACTTCCAGGTCCCAACCGTGGTCGGGGTAAACCTGATTCTCCAGCCGGGCTCGCCGGAGGGGTACATCCAGTCGTATGGATTGACACCGTCGTACTTCGTCTCGTGCGTGTAATCCTGGAAGTAGAACCCGGGCTGCACGACGTAAGTCTGCCAGTTATCGTTCGAGAACAGGCCGTCGATGCTGACGCCGACGCCGGCAGGGATGTTGCCGTTCGGGGAGGTATCGTACGGCCAGTAAGGATAGACGGAAGCGGTCTCAACCGTGGGGGCGATCTCGAAGAGACCATACTGCCCAACGCTTTCGACTGCCGAGCCAACTGTGAACTCGACAGAGGTGATTTGCTCCTCGATCGCGACGTTGAGGTAGAGGGTAACGGCGTTCCCGACCTTGCTAACGGTCACAGTCGCCTTGCCGCTCGCGTCTGTGAGGACGTCCCAATCCTTGTTGGCCACAATCGTTTCGAGCGCGGCGGGATCCCAGCACGCGGTGAAGTCCGCGGCCGTCGTGACACCTGCGGCCGGTGAGTCCGAGAGCCAGGCGCGGAGGACGGTCTTGCGCGTGAGATTGTTGCCTGACGCATCCTTGAGCTGGCAAACGACCTCGAGGGTTGACGCTTCGTTGCCGTAAACGGTGAGGTCCGGCGTGCCTACGATCGCGTCGACCACGTCGGCGGTCAGCTTTGCGACAGTGACCGACGCATCCGTCGGGATTACTCCGCCGCCGCGAGCACGTGTACCCTTAAACATCTTCAGCTCCCCAGGGTGAACTGCGCGCTGTACACGTTGCCCTGGCAGGCCACGTTCAGCCAGTTGGTTCCGGAACCAGTGGCCGTGAACTTGGCCACGCCTCCGGAGGTCGAGACCCACTCCATGTCGCGGCAGTTTGCGTCGCCCGTCCCGGTGATGACGCGCAGGCGCACGCCGGAGACGGCAGCGTTCGTGATCGTCGCCGCAGTCACCGCACCTGCGGCAACGTCAGACCACCAGATGCGGGCCAACCAGTTTCCGGCTATGTTGACGCCCTTCGCATCCTTGAGCTGGATCGTGTAGTCGTTTCCGGATTGGCTGATAGCGGGAGCGCCCTCGATCAGGGCCGCAAGAGGCCCCGCGAGCTTCCCGGCACTGACCGAATCGGCGTTCGGAAGCCCCGTGGCGGTCCCCAGGGGCTTTTTCTCCTCAACTGTGATCGCCATCTTGGGCTCCTACGGGCTCGGCGCGCCGGTGCTGCGGCCGGCCAGGTCGCTGTAGAATCCGACCACGGTCTGGTCGGCGGCGCCGCCCGTCTGATCGGTATAATCAGCGGCCTTGACAAGCCGAAGGGTGACAAACTGACCGGGCGTCACGCTATCCGACCAAAGCTCCTCATGCGCCATAGCGCCGTCGTTCGCAGTCGCCGTTGGCGCGCTCGACGAGGGCGAGTAGAGCACGCGCGCAGTGCCGTTGGAGAGGAGTTGGGGCTGGAGGGAGATATGGTTGCATCCCGCTGGCACCTGGAAGGTGGCAGTCACGACACTAGCAAAGGAAACCACTCGGCTCGCCGCAGCTCGCCGCAGGCCGGCTCCGGTTACTCGTTGCACTTGTATCCTCCAAAGAGTTAGCTTACACTGCTAAAGTGCCGCAGGGGGTCAGAGGCGGATCATGAGGAGGTGGGGGAAACGGTTTTACCGTTCAGGCGGCGAAGGACCCAAGCGCAAGTGCGGGAACACGTCCGCGTCCTTTTGTATTTGTTCGCCAGGAAAGGCAGTCCGCAGTTGGCGCACATCCTAGATTCATTGTCAATCCCAGCCTGACGGCGCTCCGCGGAAAGGCAGCGTTTCGAGCAGAACCGGTCGGACTTACGCCTCGCAAGCGACATGTAGGTCTTGCCGCAATAGTCGCAAACCCTCGATACAGGTTGTCGCCGCGCCCAGGCTCGCTTGCCGTTCTCCTTGTGCCATGCCTGACCTTCAGACGTCCTGTGCCAAGCCGCACTTAGTGGCTGAATCCGCTTCAAGAAAGCCACGTTCTCTGGGGAGCGACTACGCGCACTCAGCGCCTTTAAGTGCAATTCTCGATGTTGTGTTGCCGGGATGCACGCCAAGTTTGCCAACTCATTGTTCAGCGGATTGCCGTCCGTGTGGTGGATATGGCATCCTTGCGGAATCGGACCGTTATGGGCCTTCCAGATCTCTTCGTGCAGGCGCTGAACGCCTCGTGCTCTCTCACCCGACCCAGGACAGTAGTATACCCTGTCCGTTCTTTTGCTTGAGTTTGGGTATCGCCTGAATGTTATGCCATTGAATACAATGCTCTCGACTGTCATACCAATACTTTATCACGGCGTAGGCCGATGTGTCAAGGCCCGGAGTCCGAGATTCAGTCTGCACCCCAGAACTCGATGGTGTCGGGTCGCCTGTACAGAGCTTGGGCCACGCAACTATAATTTATGGCGTGGGCGAAATGGTCGGGGCCGGTTTCGATATAGACGTAGGTGTATTCGCCTGTCTCGCGGGTTGTGCCGCCGATGCTGATGACCTTGGGGCGCTTGATCTTGGCGAGGGCGCACAGGTGATCGTAGATCGGCTTGTTGATCGGGACTGAGGCGTGCGGCAGGACAATGCCCGTCTTGAGGCCGGCGGCAGTCCGCTTGAAGGCGTCCACAACGCGGTCGAGCGTCTCGGTTCTGTGCGCCGTGACCTTGCAGCCGCGATCGGGATCCGTTTCGTCAGAGTCCTGGCTGATGACATCTTTTTGCTGGTCGGAGTAGTAGCACATCCAAGCGCGGCCCTTGTACCGGTCAACCAGCCGGCGCGCGTCTGCCTTGTTCGGCAGCGCGTCGATGACGATCGTGGCGTTGACGTAGCTGTCGATCAGCCGGTACGCCTCTGGCCAGGGGTCGCGTTCTTCTATGATACGCGCGTTGAGGACGCGTACGAGACCGGTATTGAAGTCGGGCTTCGTCACGACGATATGAAGTTGATCTCCCTGGTCTATGCCGATGCAGACGTCTTGCCCGACCGCGGCAAGCGGCCAGTCGCCGTGGCATTGTGCGAGCAGCTCGCGCGTGAGTGGAACGCGGTCGCCGGCATAGGGAAGTCCGAGCTTCGAGTTGTGAAACTCGGCGATGTCGACCTTGGGGCTGGTGAACTCGGTCCACACCGCGCGGGTAGAGATGGCCGTCGAGAAAAGCTGCGAGAGGTGGTAACCGCGCTTTGCCTTCTTCTCCGGATAGCGCGGGATCCAGCCAACATACTCGCCGACGGTCGCAAGCCAGCACGGGTCGAGCCGCTCCTTGCCGCACTTGGGGCAGCGCAGCCAGACGTCCTGCCCGTCGCCGCTCAGCCCGATGCACTCCGGAAAGTTATCCTCGAGGACTGTCCCCTCCCGGCAACCGCACTCCAGGTGTAGGAAGCGCTGGTCGGACTGCCGCCAGCTCACGTCGATGCCAAAGTCCGGCAGGGAAGGGGTGGACAGCGAGACCACCCACTTCCACGGGCTGTGCGACATTCTCTCCCGCGCCTGAGCCAGGTTGTTTGGCGGCGCCTCGTCAAGCTCGTCGAAGATCAGGAAGTCCGCCGGGATGCTCTTTGCGCGCCTCTTGGCAAACATCCCTCGGAAGTAGATCAGGGACGACCGGACGCTCTTGAGGTGTACATTGTCGACGTCTGGTCCCGTGGTGCGGCTACGTTTGGCGGCCTCGGCTATCGCACGACCGCCGCCCACGATCTCCTGTAGGTGCTCGCTGTCGGCAATAGCGGCCGTGATCCGGTCACGCGAGAAGTCAGCCACGTCGGTGTCCGTAGGGAACCAGTAGATGACGCGCGTTCCCGGAACCACGTCGGCGAACCAGAAGGCCGCAGATATGGCCCATTCAGAGGCGCCCATCTGAGCAGCCTTCTCGATCACGACGTCGGTGTCTTCGTACCAGCCGTCGAGTGCGCTGTAAATCTCGCGGAGGTATTCGTGTCCGTCGAATGAGAAGACGCTGCCCCTAATCAGCCGGTGCGCGAGCGTCCACTCCGTCAACGTCGGGACCGGGGTCGGCGCCGGGGTCGGCTGAGCTGCTGCGAGGGCGAGGACTCGGAGTTTCGTGCTTGCTGGCAAGTCTTTGAAGCTGTCCAGCAAACTGCTCGACATACTCGTCTCTATCATGTTCCCTGCCCGTAGCGAGACCCAGGGCCAGCCGCTGGATTTCGACTCCCGCCCTCATCAGTGCCGCTATGCCCTGCGCAGTGATCTTGGCCCGCACCACGCGGACGAGCTGAATCCTACCTTCCTCATCGGACTCCTGTTGAAGCGTAACGGTCGCTGGCTGGTAGACGTCGAGCGACCGCCCTGCTTTCTCGAGCGCCTTTTCGCCGATCTTGAAGTGCGCTTCTTCGGTCTGGCGTATCTGTTCTTCGCGAATTCTTCTCCGCTCCTGGTCTACGTGGTTGTCGTAGGCCCTGGCGCGGTCCACCCAACAGTACTTGGCACTCCATCGTTTAACAACACCGGAAACCGTGGCCTCCTTATGGCCTCTTTGTGGCCTACTTGGTCGTAACGCCTCATCCACGGCCTTGAGGGTGCGGCGCGGACCACCGTCCCGGTAGATCGAGAAAGCATGGAACGCCCGCGAGGTTTCGTCCAGCAGCCTGTCGTAGATCGCTAAGTCGCTTTGTCGCATCGCTCAATCCGCCCCTTCCGGCACTGGGGGCCATAGTGAACATCAAGGCTCGCCATTGCCCCGTGGGCAATGGAAATCTCCAGCACCCCAACGATAAGCGGCGGATTCAGATGCGCGGCCAACCAGATGAGATAGGGCCGCAAGTCGTCGAGCTGGTCCTCTATGGGATCAAGTAGACCAGAGTCGAAACGCTGTGCTAGGTGCTCCAGCTCTGGCATACGATAGGTTCCGCTCGTCATTTCGACTGTAGCGCCTTCCCCCCCTGGGAATTGGGCCGCAATTCTTCCGAAAGTGCAAGAATTCTTTGCGATCTCGAAGACCCTACGCCTTATTTCCGGCAGCAGTTCACTAAATGCGGGTTGCTTTTGCACGGCTCCGCCTCCATCGCTAAAGTGCCGCAGCGGGCGCGTCCAGATCGAACGTCAGCCCACACCCGGGACAAGTTGCGGTGCGGACCTTGCCTTCCGGCTCCGCCGGATGGGGCGCCTCTGGGACGATGGCGAGAAGGTTGTGGAGATCTGCTTCGGAGTAGCCCGTGACGTCCATATCGATCTCACCACGGTCGAGATCCACGAGTAGGTCTTTGAGGGCGTTGAAGTCAGTCTTCTTGATTTCAGCAGTGCGATTGTGGCCGATCAGCCACACCAATTCTTCATCTTCAGTCGCGAACCGCATCTCATCGATGGGGACTTCGGTGAGGCCAGCGCCTTTAGCGGCTAACCACCGGCCTTCTCCGGCTACGATTGTGCCGGATCGCGCGCTGACGTCGATGTGGTCGTTCCAGCCTGAGCGCACGATGCTTACAGCGATGAGTCTGACCTGCTCATCCGGGTGTATGTAGGGGTTCTTCGGATGGGGCTTCAGGCTATCAGTGGCAACAATGCGGGTGTGGGCGCAGTTGACTGGTATGCCGCTTGCGAGAATAAGGTCTTCCACCGCATCGTCACGCTCCTTCGTCTTACAACCTCAAGTATACACTCAAGCGGCGGAATTAGCAACAATCCTTGAGAAACTTACGAGCGTCGCCTAAGATTCCGGCGGGTTTCCCGCATCTCGCTTTCAGATGCACCTGACTTGTCGAGGTACTGAATGTTCCAGTCGTTGAGCGTCCGAAATTGCGCGTTCCAGCGGGCGATCAAGGGAGCAGGCACAGGAAGGTCGCCGTCGTTTCTCATGTTGCCACCTGACTTGCCCGTTTTCTGGGCGACGGCCGCCTGCTCCGCGCCTCTATCTTCCGCCCAGTGACGTCGACCCGGGCCACGTGGAGCGCAACGCCCAGGGCCGATACCTCGTGCTCTGTGAGCTTTGGGATCCCGGGAAACTGCGAGGCTACGGCGAGCTCGACCCTTCGGGGCGTTGGGTTGCCGGCGCCGGTTAGAGTTTGCCGCCAGGTGGCTGGTGGGACAAGCCGAAAGTCCGCGCGCCACCGGGCGGCGACGGCCATCACAGCCCCGATGATTTGGTTCAGTGCCGCAAATGGCACGACGCTCGGCACCGATCCTGTCTTAGTTCGGAAGCGTCTCAGGTGGGCCTGCTCGCAAGCCACTATATCAACCCGATCAGTCGCCACAGCGCCACCATGCCGGTCAAGGACCGCAATCAGTTGGGCCAGAAAGGGAGCCATCGTCAGACTCTTGCGCTGCACTGTTGTTCGCCAGAGGATCTCCTCCCGCTCCACGCTGACAGCGCCAGACGGCCCGAAAAGGCTGAGCTCTGTGGAGAGGCCGTAGCTGACGCGGAGAAGCACTGCCCCGAGGTCGCTGCCGGGGTCTATCCCTAAGACAAACAAGGTGTCACCGGGCTGTAGGGTTCGCTTAGTCGGCATCACTCTTTCCCCCGCCGTCCGGCTCGTCGGTGTGCCCGTGGTTCTCCTGCGGCCCATCGCCGATTTGACCGATGATCGTAGGATCCACCTTGGTCCCTTCCGTCCCGCTGCAGGTCTCCGGTTCCAAGAGGATGAATTGCACCTGGCCGTGGTGCGGCTCCCGGAAGGTGAGCACGCGGGTCGGGACGTTCGGCCATTGAACCATAGCGGCGATCAGCCGATCACGCTCCTCCCGGTTGAGGAATATCACGATTACTGGGTATATGCCGCTCTGTGGTGGTCTCAATGGGTCTCCTTCGAGAACGCTCTTTCGACCAGGCGCTTGGTAATCGGGATCCGGAGGCCGTGTGCCTGAAACTCCATCTTGCCGTCCGGGAACAACACAAGCCTCAGTTGCTTCGGCGCTTGCGCCGGGTCAAGCGGTTCGTGAGTTAGCCGCCGCAAGGCCAAGAAGCAGAGCGCTGAGGACTCCGGCAGGTTGTCGGCCTGCCGGGGGAGGCCGTCCTTGTGCATTTGCTCCATCTTGCCGATAATCAAGTGCAGGGTCTCCATCAGATCGGCCTCTTGGGTGCCGTCTCGACCACGCCGGAAGCGCAAATCCCCAAATTCCGAAATTCCCACATTTCCGGATCTCATCACTCGCTCCTCGGCGGAAGCATTCTCAGTGTCTGGAATATATTGGGGCGCTCCCCCGATTCTCTCGCCCTCGCGAGCTCCGGCTCCAAGAGTTCTCCGACAGTCCCCCCGGGGAGCATCGCGTAAGGCAGGAACTCGCGCTCAATAGTAGCCGCCCCAGACTCGACGATCTCGAACTTAACCTTGAGCGCAATAATGAGCACTCGCCAGCGCCGGCGCAGTTCGGCCTCATACCGTGCTGTGATCTGCCCTTGGGGCAGCACATACCCGGCCTTGTTCTCCCGAATCGCCCGATCGCGCGGGTCGGGGTTGGCGACCTCGAACTTGTACGCCTGGCCATCAACCTCGAAGAGCAGCACTCCGCCGTTCCCATCCGTCATTACGCCGACCTTGGACGCGCCATGTGCTCTCACAATCCTGTCGGCCTCGGCCTTACTCTTCTCGACCGAAACGTCGGTGCCTGCTGCATATCTGCGAGTCATCGCGTTCTCTCCAACTCTAATCTCAACTCCAGGTTCCGGTCACGCTCGCGGCGGGCTTCTTCCTCTGCGCGACGTTTGAACTCCTCCGCCTGGCCGGCCAACTTCGCCGCCGCGATCTGGCAATAACCTTGCGAGATTTCGACCCCGACCGCGTGCCTGCCGAGTTCGCGGGCCACGAGCAGCGTCGTGCCAATGCCGCAGAAGGGGTCGAGGACAGTTGCGGGGACAGGTTCGCCGGCGTCGCACGTGCAGGTAGCACGCCAGCCGAGCGTTTCGTTCGGGTTCTCCGCTTTCCACCGTGACCAGTTTCCAGACTGTGAAACGCGGATTGCAGAGGTCGGGCTATGTGCGCTGGCTGCACCCTCGTTCTTGTGCCGGATCGCCGCCGGTATATCCCTGGCTAGTATCGGCACATGCTGTCGCACGAGCCTCGCCCAGGGCGCACCACACCTGGCGCACACCCCCGCCTCCGAAGTTGCCGCCTTAATGATGGTCTCCACGAGCTTGTCGGCGAATGTCGCGTAATGGGCTTCCTTCCTGGGCTGCGGCGTGATATACCAGCAATCTCTCAAATTGCGAGTGCCGGAGTAAGTGGCGTATTCGTCGGGCCGCGCATTGATGCCATTCTCGCCAGCCCTCAAAGCCGATCCTTTCGCGGCCCGTGTGCCCGCCGGGAATACGCCAGCCTCGCGCACCGCGACGTCGTCTGAAAAGTAACTCCCCGTCTTGGCGAGCATGAGCACCACGTCGTAGGCGTGAGTGGGCCGCCAGGAACCCTTGCGGAGCACAAGGCCCTCCGGTTCGCACTTCGCACAGCCGGGGCAGTCCTGCCATTCCTTGCCGACCTTGATCCTATGCCGCGTCCAACGCCAGCCGGCCACACTTTCCGGCATGACCGACCCCGCGCCGTCCGGGTCGAACGAGCGCCCCTTGCTCCAGATTATGAACGAGCGCACGATCCAGCCGTCATCGCGGAGTGCTGAGACGAGCATGGAGGGGATGGTGGCGTCATCCTTTGGCTTCCAGATATGGCGAGGTTGGAACAGATGCAGAACATCGGGCGGGATGGTGTTGCGAGGTACTGTTATGGCTTCCAGACCACTAGCGGGACCGATGCTATGAAAGACAGGAGTTCGGCGTGCTGTAGTTCCTCGTGGCGAAATTGCACGTGGCAACGATGGCACAACGTTATCCCGTTCGACACCTCCCACCGGAGTTCGCGGTGTGTTCCGAACGGGTGTATGTGATGCGCTTCGAGTTGCCTGCCTCCGTAGCACACTCTGCAATGCCACTTGTCCCGGTCCATCACCTTCTTCCGCCAACTCGCCGCCTCCGGGTTCATCCTCTCGTTCTCGCCGCCCGTCCACAAGTAGTGGTTGTCCCTCTGGTTGTAACTGTACCAACAGGCCGTCGTGCAGAAGTGCTTCGTACCCCGGTTCTTCCTGATGTCCGACTTGAACTTGTTGAAGCGCTTGCCGCAGGTTTGGCACTCCACCATCGGACTGAGTTTCTTCCTTGTACTCACCGATCTGGCACAGGCTCGGCTGCAATACTTGGCCTGTCCCCGTTCCACGTGACACTTGTGAACCGTGAATGCCCTCCCGCACTTGCGGCAGGTTCGCTGGACATAGTTCCGCGGTCGGACTATTTGTACGAGGTAGCATTGTCGGCACATCTGGCTCTGCCGGTTCATTCGCTTCCCGCACTGGGGACACGGCCTGTGTGATGGCCCAAGTAATCGCTCGGAGGGCGACCGCCTTCTCCTGCGGTGTGATGTCGGGTCTAATGATGTATTCATCTGATTCATTATAGCACGAAACGTGGCTGGAGCCAATCACCACCCAGCAGGTTCCGTCGCTTCTCAGCACTCGCTTGACCGCCTGGAAACACTCGACAAGGTGATCGAGGTAGAGGTCAACGGTGGGTTCAAGGCCGAGGCAGCCAAGCCAGGCGTTGCAGTGGCGGCAAAACGACCCGCGTGCGACCTTACGCGCGTACATCTCCTCGCCGTCCTGGCCCCCGTAGCGCTCCTTCGCACTCGGCCCTGAACCACCGCGGGGATCGCCCGGAATCTGCTCCCCCCAGGTGTGGTGACATGCCGGATCGCCCCCCCACACCACCGGCGCAACCGGCTCGTCGCCGTCTTTGTACGAGCGTAAAGCAAAATAAGGTGGACTGGTACACGCACAGTGAACCGACTCCGCCTCCAGCTCGGCCAGTGCAACCCTGCAATCCGCGTTGTAGAGCCGAACTGCCCCGGGCTCGTCGGCATAGAACGGCGTCACTGCCCTAACTCCTCGTCCTCGTACAGGTCGGCGCAGTTTGTGTTCCCACAGAGGACGCACCGCCTCCGCTCCTCCTTGGCCTTCAGTTCGGGAAATATCGCCTCCACCAGTCGCTGTGCCCGCCCATGCACGATCCTGGTGGCCTCCTCGTGGGATACCCCGTCACTCTGCGCTACCAACGTGATTTCCTTGTGGAATCCCCAGGAGTCCTCACACTCCTCCACGATTGCGCGCCAGGCGTCACGGGATAGGCACACCGGGCAACCACAATCCGCCCGATGCTCAAAAATGTGCAGCTCGGCGCACCCGTCGTACAGTACCTCCTCCGCCGCCTCCCGTCTCCGGCGCTCGTAGCGCAACTCGGCGAGTAGCGCGGGTACGTCCTCGCGGCAGTGGCCAATGAAATCGAAGTCGGGACCGTATCCCTCCCCCAGGTTGTTGACTATCCAGTATCGCGGCGAATGTGCGGTACGGGCCGTTATCTCGAAATGGTTTGTCCCCTCCCAATCCGCCTCCCACGGTCCAGGGGTGGAGGCGTCAAGGCGCGCCTGGATCGCGGCCAGTTCGCTTTCGGTTAGTAGTTTTCGCATTTCAAACTCCTCCGACTGGCTCCGGCCCGATCGCGTTGAGCCAGACTAGCGTGTCCCACCCATCGTCGAACCTGAGCCACACCAGAGACGGCCCAAAGAAGTCCAGCACAGTCCCAACCCGGCCCTTCCCTGGTCCCCGTAGGATTATCGCCCTGGTCAGACCCAACTCGATGCTGTTGCCTTTCATTCTGATTCCTCCTCTCGATCGCTCGCTTCGTAAAACCGCAGCCAGGCTCCGCGCCACATGCACGGACAGCGCGCGGTCCGGCCATCTCTCTGCTTGGCGACGATCAACTTGGCGGACCGTGGAGAGCCGTCATCCTCCGCGCCGGGTGGTTTGGGATTGTGGATCAGCACTACGACGTCGGCTGCCGCCTCCTGCTCGCCACTTTCCCGTAGCTCCACCAGGGTCGGTTCCTGGTCTTCTTTGCCCCGTTCCGGCCGCTTGAGTTGTGATGCCGCAACTACCGGGATCTGGAGGTCCTGGGCAAGACCCTTGAGTCCCCTTGTCACGGAAGCGACTTCCTGCTCCCGGTTCTCTCTCCGGCTTGAGGCCCCTGGCCGAACGAGTTGAAGGTAGTCAACAATTATCGCCTGCACGCCGTACTGCAGCACCGCCCGCTTCGCCATTGCAATCAGGCGGCCAATGTCGCAGGATCGATCGCTGATGTAGATGTCGAGCTGGTAAACATCGTTCACAGCTCGCAGAACGCGGTCGAACTCATCTTCGCTGAGGTTGCCGGTGCGCAGTTGAGCAACCTCGACGTCGGCGCCGGCCGCGATGATCCGGCGGACTAGGGCCTCTCCGGTTGTCTCGAAGGAGAAAAACGCAAAGGGTCCGGGATTCCGGGTCATAATCTGCAGCAGCAGGCTGGTCTTTCCTGTTGAGGGCCTGCCTGCTATAAGGGTGAGTCCCGCTGGCAGTCCCCACGTAATCCGGTCGAGCCCGGGCACACCAGTCCTTAGACCTGCGATGTCGGAACCGGTCGTTTTAGCCTCCCGCACCGCCTCCCAAACCCCTGTCACAATATCCCGAACGTGCCGGAAGCCGTCCAGCCGCGCCGTCTCAGACAGGCCCAAGATGATCTGGGTCGCCCGGGCGATTGCCTCGTCGCGGTCTGTCTCTGCGTAACCAAGGCCGGTGACTTGGGCTCCGCAAGAGATGATCCTCCGGAGGAGGGATTTCTCCTCGACTATCTTGGCGTAATGCTCAACCCGCGACGCAGAGGGCACCTGTGAGATCAGTGCCATCAGATACTCGACGCCGCCGATCTCCTCGAGCCTTCCCCGTGTGATTAACTCGTCCTTCAGTGTGATAAGGTCAACCGGCTCATCCCGTGCGTCAACCGCGCACATTGCGTCGAAGATGATGCCGTGGGTTGGCCTGTAGAAGTCTCCCTCCCGGACGATGTCTGACGCTACGCGAATCGCCAGCCGGTCGAGCATCATTGACCCGAGTGTGGCTTGCTCGGCGTCTATGTTCTGTGGGGGCACACATTCAGGGTCCCGTACATGCTCATTTGGCATTGGGTTTGTCCTTTCGCAGCCGGGGCGCTATCTTGTCGAGGGATTCGTGAAACGCTTTCTCGGCGGCTATCTGATCTCTAGGGTCCAATTGCAGGTTCCTGCCGTCGGGCTTGCCGCCCAGTTGTTCCAGATCCTGTAGTGTCCCCTCCTCCCTGGAGTGGACTACTATGCCGTGGATATAAGTCATGTCGAGCTTCCTGCTCTTCCGCATTGCGCCGATTGTGGCGTAGATGCCGGCAATCCGGCAGCAAGCATCAATCTGCCCCTTGACTTGGTGGTTCAGCGTTCCGGGTGCAATCTGATCCCAGACCTGGTATGCTGGAGAGAACTCCTCTGATTCGGTGGTTGATTTTTTGGCGAGAGTGGCAGTGGTCGCGCGCCCATGCGCGCGTCTCTCTCTCTTCTTATCTAACTTATCTAACTTGTTCTCTCTCTCTCTCTCTCTTAGGGCTGATTGGTTAATGATTGGTGCATGATCGGTGCATGACTCATCATTTTTCCCTCGTGAACGGGACTCTTTTTGTGGTGTACGTGAGCGCTCATGGAGTGGTTCATGACTCGGTCGTGAGCGATCAGTGACCGATCCGCCGTCGCGGTCCAAGTTGTTTGGCGGGTCCGGGATTTTGGAGGGGAATTCCCGATTGATGGTTTGGTACTTGGCCCAGTTGACGAGCCTTATGTATTCCCGACCGTTGACGCCGTAGCGCCGCACGCTGCGAACCTTCGTGGCCAACTCATCCAGAGATTTCTGGACTCGCGCGATCGAAATACTGCGGAATCGGAAGGCAATCCCACGCAAACGGATCGCTGACCCCTCAAGTTTGCCGTAGTCGTCAGCGCTGGAAATGCAGGCGACAAACAGGCGGAACGCGCCGTCCGACAGGGAGCCCACATCCTCATCATCCCAGATCGAGGGGTCAATCATTCTGCGTCTGGCCATCTCCCACCTCCGAAGATTTCTCCTGCTTCTTCTCCGTCCTCACTTGGCCAATGGCCCTAACCGCCGCGGCGATCTCGTTCTCGTCTGAACTCTCGGCGATCACCGTGCCGTAGCAATTCTTCACTATCAGCGTAGAGCCCATTACTTTCCTCGCTCTCTCCTCGTCAGAACAGCGCCCCCTGGCTCTCGAGCGCGTCCCTGGCGGCCTGGAAGTTCTCAAATATCCTGGCCAGGACGTCCGCATATTTCTCACGAACAGCCCATCGTTTCCGCTCCGGATCGTAGACGCGACTCCCGTCCTCGTGGGGCACGAACTGCTTGAGTTTCGCGATCGTGCGCTCGAAATCCCCCGGCGCAGCGGAGATCCGGAACTCGTACCAAGCCTCCTTACCGTCGTGCAATTTAGTGAGATCGACAACCCTAGCCATCCAGCGACGCCCCGACAGAAGGAGCTTCCTGCGCTGTGGATCCGTCCAATGCGGCATCGAAATCCAAGAGCGCACCCCGGTCAAGTCCATCAAGGCAGGCCCACACATCGATGAAGTTCCGCTGTCCGTTCGCCAGCCTCGTGAGTGGGGTGAATGGCTGGACGCCGACGAGACTTACCCCGATGAATAAATCCTTCAGCCTCGCCACATCGAGGTAGGTCGGAATAGAACTCGGGTGTGCGATGTTCAGTCGCAACCATCGTCGGCCGCTGACGTGATGGGCCGAGAGCGTCACGGAGAGCGGCCGGAACTGGCACTCGAACCCGGCCCTGTCCTCCCACACCTGAATGGGTTTGGCCCGCCACCCCTGGGCCTTCATCTCCTGTGCGTCCAGGCCCTCGAGGTGTTTCCGAAACCAATCCAGTCTCACGTGCTTATAGGGACTCCCCATCTTCCTCCTCCAGATCTTCATCTGCCAACGTCCGTGCCTGGTTTCTGGCTGGCCGCTGTGGACTGTAAGGCCGCTGGCCCTTGTTTGCCACTGCCGCGCTCCGCCGGAAACAGTGCTGGCACTCCCAGTCCGCGTGCGGCACCCAGATGGGCGGCACGTTCTTCAACTCGTGCGCACAGATATGCGCCATCGCCCTCAGTTCTCGTGCGCTGCCGCCGTGACCTTACCGCAGGCGGCAAGCAGCTGGGCCTCCGACAGCGTGCCCGTGTGAGTGGCCTCGGGTGCCCCGTCACGTGTGCGGGAAACGCCCTCCCCTACCTCCCGATGCAGCCAGTGGTCGAGGCAACCCGGCCCGCAGAACTCCACGCGCCTGCGCCTGAGCACCTCTTTCCCCGTCTTGAGACGCTGCACCAAGACACTGACAAGGACCAGCCAGGTCCTCGGGTCCGCAGACTCTTCGCGGCAAAAGTCGCAGACGAATTTCCTAATCTCGCTCAAATCCGAACCTCCTTTCATTCGGGCCGGGGGTCGGGGACAGTTTCAGTTTGCAGGGTACGCATTTGACCCGACCCCCGGCCAAAGTTGTCTCGCTTTCGATGACCTACGTGCCAGCCGCCACAATGGGGGCAGGGGTAGTCGCCGATGGGAGTCCCAGACCTCCCTCTTAGTTTCAAGGCCCGCCGCTCCGCTGCCGCCTGCGTGTGATAGTTCGTCTTCCCCTCGCATTGCAAGCTACGGGGTTGCCGAAATCCTACGCGTTTAGCCAACGGATGTATCCTCCCCGCACTTCGAGCACTTTTTCACTGCACCACCTCCACCACAGAACCGCCCGGCCCCTTGCTGACAAGAAGTTGCTGCGGCAACCTGTCTCGGAGTGATTCGCGATGGCTGATCGCCAGGATGCATGCGAAAGTGGAGGAGAGTTTGTTGACACAGTCCACAAGCGCGTCCTCACCAGGTTGATCCAGGGGCGCGCAGGCTTCATCCAAAACTAGAAGTTGGACCGGCGCCCCAGTCCTCTGTGCCAACAACCGCCCCAGGGCGATGCGCACAGCCAGGTCTACCCTGAGTTTCTCGCCGCCGGAAAAATCCTCATAGGGGCGCTCCCCGAGCTGGTCTGAGACGATGATGTCCAACGTCTCGGCGATCCCGCCTGTGACCTTGAGCCGCTGCGTGGCGAATTTCAGGCTCATCCCAGCATCGGACAAGCCAGCAAGTATGTCGTTGGCGATCTCCTCGAGCGCCGGCACTGTCGCATCAATGATGAGCGCGGGGATTCCGTCGCGGCCAAACGCCTCCTGGAGTGTCGCATAGATCGTGCGAGTCCGCCCTTGGTTGGCAACCTCTTGCTCGACGTGCTCGAGCTCGACCCAGGCCTCCGCGACCTGCCGCAGACGCTCGTCGTTGATGGCGACCTCGCGAGTGTACTGTTCGACCTCGGAGCGCGCGGCCTCGAGGAGTGCTTCAGCAACGCGCAGAGATTCGGCGAGGGCCTCGGCACCGGCGGTCTTGAGGTCCAGGTCGGTGCATTCCTGACGGAGTTCACTCAATTCCCGCTCGGTCGTTTCCTGCCGCTTCGCGACTTCCCGCAGGGCAGTCTTCGCCCCCTCCGCGCGCGCCTCCGCACCGGCCAGGTTGGCGAGTTCTGGCCGGGCCCAAACGCGGGTGTCGTAGTCTGCCTGGGCCTCCCTGTGGGCCCTCTCATCGTAGGCGCTATCGGCACTCTCCCACGCGGCGTAGGCCTCCCGGTGGGCCTGGTCTGCCTTCTTGCAGTGCTCATCGAGGATCGTCAGTTCGTCGTCGGATGCGGTGGACTGCGCAAGGAGCAGCAGGGGGCAACGCGGCGCTAGGTCCGTCTCCAGGCACGGGACTCGACCGGCCGCGCCTGCGTGGTCGAGTGCCCGGTTGTACTGATCCTGGGCGGCCTTGCAGTCGGCCTCGGCGCGTTCGTGCGCAGATTCGGCCAACTGCAGTGCCTGCCGCCTCTCGGCAAACTCTTTAAGGTCGGCCTCCAGCCGGTCGGCTACCTCGGCATCTCGCCGGATGACCTCGGCCTCCCGCAGTAATGCCTGGTCGGCATCGAGGATGGTTTGCCACTCATCTTGTTGGCGTGCGAGATCGGCGCCCTCGCCCTCCAGTTTGGTACACTCCGCTCTGGCAGCGGCCAAGCGGTTCAGGGCGGCCTCATGCTGTGCGAGCGACTCACGCAGGGTGTTTGTCCGCTCTTCCTCCTTCGCAACCTTGCCGCGGGCGAGATCGAGTTGTTCCTCGGCGCCAGCCCTCGCTGTCTCAGTGGTCTCACGCATCGCAACCAGGGTCTGGAGCCGCTCACGACTGGCAGCCGCTACCGCCAGCGCCTCGTCGAGTGCCTTCACAGTCGCCTTCGCGGCCTCGTGTAGCGCTGCGAATTGCGCAAGTCTATCCTCCAGGATCCCGTAGAGCACGGCCTTACGCTCAGCCGGCGTCGCCTCGCAGAAGGCGGCGCTCTCCCCCTGGCCTACGAAGCTGGAATGGCGGAAGAGTGCGCCGTCCATCGCCAAGTCCTTGATGATCTTCGCCTGCGTTTCTGCGATTGATGCCTCGGAGAGCGCCCGCCAAAGATCGTCGTCGCGCCCGCGCATTAGGTACTGCAGCTCACTTTTCTGGCCCCGGCTGCGCTTCCGGATCACCGAGTACGTGGCGCCGTCGTGGAGATACTCCAGTTTCACGCTGGAGTCGCGCTCCCCGAGTCGGACGACCCCATCTACGGTTGACGAGCGCCCCTCGCCAAAGAGCGCGTAGAGAACGCTCTCAGCGAGGCAGCTCTTCCCCGCGCCATTTGCCCCGGTTATGGCCGCAGCCTCGATCCCCGAGAGGTCCAGGTCAACGTCTTGAAAGCTCCTATAGTTCTGTAGGGTCAATCGAGTGGGTCTCATTTGAGCACCGTCCTCTCCAGGCTAACCGCAGCGGTGGTAAGGTGGTCGAGCGGCACACCGCAGCCTTTTGCTTCGTGCCAGACCTCCAGGAGTTCCGTCAGCGACTTGGCCTCAACAATCTCTTTGGACCGGACCGCCGCGGTGCGCTCGACCTCCTCGACGAAGCCCCTGAAGTCCCAAGACCCGGACTCCTCGGCCCATTTCTGGAGTTTGGCATAATCTGGGCGCATGTTCTCTGGGCGCTTGATCCTCACACGGCAGATGGCCTGGCGGTCCATGTTGCAGTCGAAATCCTCGCCCTCGTGACCGTCCGCGCAAAGTTCATAGTTGAACGTCTTGTATTCCCTGCACGGAATCGGCACTCGCTCCCAGGTTCCCGCGTCCGTGTCCAGGAGGACGTAGGACTTTTCTTCCGTTTCCTCTCCAAAATCCACCCGCTCGGTCGAACCGCAGTAGAACACGTTCGGCCTACCCTGACGCGCGAAGTCCTGGGGTTTGTGGACGTGACCGAGAACCGCGAACCCGAACTCCTCCGGGATTGCCGAGAGCGGAATCGTGATGTCCCGCCCGGCCATGATCTGCCGCTCGGCCCCGACCTCTGCGCTGTCTATTGAGATGTGCGCCAGGAGGATCGAGGGCATCGAGGGATTGAGTTGGGCCGCCAGGCCCCGCAGGATGCTCTGCAGATGCGCCGCGACAAGCCGATCCGCATCCTGCGGCGAGACCTTGTGGTAATCCGGCACCGCTGCCGCCAGCGCCGACCTGTTCGGCCAGGGGAGGTAGGCGAGCTGAAGACGCCACTCCTCTGACTCCACGATCTCAATCTCTGGCCTGGTCCTCTCAGACCACCCGTTGCTCGGCAAGGGTGCCAGGGCAGTTACCTCTCCGATTGATCGGGGGACGTCGTGGTTCCCATCAATCCCTATCACCGGGAGGTCGCCGACCAGGCCGTCCGCCGCCAACACCAGCTCCGTCGGCGTCGGTTTTGCTGTGGGCGATCGGAACATGTCCCCGGCGAACAGTATAACCTCAGCCCCGCGCGCCTTGGCATCCTCGCACACAAACCGCAGCGAGTTCACGCAGTCAATCAATCGCGCGTTGAGACCCGTCTCGGGGTCGAGTTTTGTCCCGTAGTTGCCAATGTGACAGTCCGCAAACGCAGCGATCCTCATGGCGATTCCGGCTCCCTTCTGCGCAGAGACCACGGCCATCGGATGCCACGTCCCGGTTCGGTAGTCGCTGGTTTCGGCGGTAGAGAACGTTCCCAACAGAGGTCGGCCCTCTCTCGGAGTTCGGCGAGTTGCGCATCTATACCGAGGACCGCGTCCACAAGTGATTGCGACTGCTGCTCGATTAGTCGAACCAGGGGCTCGACCTCGTTGGCCCTCGCCATGAGGTTCTGGCCAAGGTCGACGATAAGCGGTTCGATCCCGTCCGGCCAGGAGTGATCCCCGCCGCGCACACAGATCAACCGCAACGGCCCGCGTTCGTTCTTCTCGGCAGCGCAGCTTTGGTTCCCAGTGAGCCAAACTGACCCCCTGATGACCGGATCGACACTCAAAGGGTGGATTTCATCTAGGTGCGGGTAGCGGTCGCGAGATTGCGGGAGACTGGACAGGGAAACCCACAGAGCATCGACACTTCCCTCTATGGACAATTCCAGCCTCGTCGTTTCGCCGTCCACGACAGTTCTGGTTATCATGCCCTTGCCTTCGCCTCTCTCGCACGCGCCCGGACGCTACGCAAACTCGGCAGGTCGAGAAGCGACAGGTGGGGCGTGGCCTGCCCGTTCCGCAAACCCAGGACGTCGCGTATGATGTCCCGTAGCGTGGCCTTGTCAAGTTGTCCGCCAGCGGCCGAGGCGTTCAGGTCCTCGATTATTTCGCGTTTCTCGGCCTGGCGCTGTTCCGCTGGAGTCGGATGGACAAGACTCAGGGGTTCGCCTTCACTGGTCTCTGCGTCAACCGGCACCTGCTCGTCGACCGGCGGTGGGGCATCGGTTGCCTGGGGTTCGGGGTTCTGGGGGTCCGTGGTCGCTTGCGGCTCCTCCTGGTTTTCATCGCCATTCGGGAGGTCTGGGGCGACCTCAACCGGCAGGGCCGCGACGAGCTCGGCGGGCAGGGGCGCAGCGGGATACAGCATCTGAACCCCGAGGACAGCATTCTGAACCATCGCCGCATGTATTGCCGGATCGTCCGTGTTCGGGACGAGTTTGGCGACAAGGAACGGCTTTTTCACTTCTTCGACTGTATAGGAAGTCTTCAGCGAGCAGAAGAATCGCGCCGCGCTCAGCATCGACCTGGTGGCTGTCCGCTCTGCTGCATAGTCCCTCTCTTCCCTTGTCCGGCGAAGCGCATATGCCTTCGGGTCCTTCTCGCCCTTCTTGATCCCAATGCGCTCATTCTTATCCAGCGCAACTTCCCAGTGCCAGTGCGCGGTTCCGGGGACGCGCTGGAAGTTCCCATCGTACGCGCGACCGAGGGCAAAGGAGCAGAACTCGTAGTTGTTCACATCAGAGTGGGGCGATACTTGGATTGGAGCCTCGAAGGATAGGCCCCTCTCGTTTCCGATTTTGGAGATAGCGACCTTTGAGAGGCCGCGATCCTGGCTCCCGGGGATTGCGTACGTCTCACCCGAGAGGTCAATCACAACCATCCCGATCATCGGTCGGTAGATTGGTGGGACCATCTCGAACACGCTCTCACTAAAGAGGACGTTGAAGTGCTCGCGGAACTTGCGGTCCCGATAGAGCTTCCTTGGGATAATCTCATCCACCGCGAACCCGCCGAACGTTGCGAGCGCCGTCTCTTTTTGACTTGTTTCTGTTGCCATTTCGTGTTATACTCCTTGTGTCTCCTCTATGTCCTAAGTGCGGGCCTGGGGGTTGGCTGGGAAGCCGCTTCCAGGCCCAAATCAGTTAAAGTCTGTGCGTGCCTCCTTTCCGTCCAGACTGGCCTCGCGCTTCGAGCCGCGCTAGTTGCCACATGCACCAGAGGGCCAGGACGCCAAGGGCGATCCAAAAGAGATTTGCAAAGCACTCGTGGGCGTACGGCCCCTGAAGGACTGCACGACACCACCGGACGCCCTGAATGATCGCCAGCCAGAGCAGGGCGCCAAGGGTTATGGCCCCAAAGCAACCGACGAGGTTCAGGCCCGGGCTCCTCCTCTGCCCATCGCTCATTCGCTCGCCCCCTTCCCCCGTTTGCACTTCTTGATCTTGATCCTCTCCTCAGTCTCCGTCACGACCCGGGCGGCGATGATGATTCCGGCCGCGTTCGGATACTCTTCCAGTAGCGCATCGACAAACCCGCCGCTCGCGTTTTCAAGAGCGACCCGGGCGATTGCCCGCTCGCCAACGAGGTCATACAAATGCTCTAGCACCGGGTAGTCGTATTCCGTCCTGCTGCCGGCCCTAAGAGAAGCAACCAGGTCGTCAACGACTATCGCCCTTCCCGACCGCGCGCGCAGCCGCTTTTCGAGCTCCTTCTCGGCCTGCTTCCTCGCATCTCGCGCCGTAGCCTCATACTCCCGGGTCCGTAGAACCAGCAGGACTACCTCCTCGTCCGAGATGGCCTCCGCCTGGCCCTCGGCCACGAGCTCCAATGTTGTCACAGCCTCCAATTTCATCCCCCCTTCTGTATCGTCGCGACCGATTCGCGCTCCCGCACCATCGCCTCCGCGTCCTCACACTGCTGGCAGAGCATTGGCGCCCTCCTGCTGTTCCCTGACCCGCGCCTGCTGTGCCTCCCAGCCCCGGCAGCCGCCCAGTGCAATCCACTCGTCAACCGCCTTCTCGGACCCATGGCAATCCCCCGGCGCGCAGCTGTGGATCAGCAGGCATATTTTCCTGAGCGCGGCCAGGTTCTGGGCGTCAGCGGTCGCCACGGCCCAGAACAGCTCATGGACCAACACCGCGCGAAGGAAACCCCCGGTCGGGCATCCCTCCTCCACGTAGCGGTGAAGCGCGGCCAGCGTCAAATCTGGGATCATCGCGTACTCGGCGATGCAGTAATCCTCCCAGCCCAGTAGTCGGCGACCAGTTTTGTCGCTGTGCATTACAACCATCTCGATCTCCCCCTTTCGTTCAACTTTGGATCGCCTGAACCCGATCCAGCTCTTGCAGCCGCGCCTCCAGCCCCGCGATCTGCCCCTTGACGATAGCCCGCTCTATTT